ATTTTCTAGATTGTCGATGAATTTTTTTCCGCTACCACCTTTTCCTTTATTAGGAAGATCTGCCATATTAGCTGATTTAGATTTAACTCCTCTTCCAGTTAAAGGTGCTGATTTACCACTCTTAGGTAAACCTGCCATAGTTCCTTTTTCATTGTTTATGAATTTAGATGAGGATCCAGTTTTTTTATCTGGGGCTTGAGCCATATGCTTTTTAGAAAGACTTTCAATTCTAGAATCTTTGTGTGATCCTCCTCTGTTACCAGGAGCATTTGCAAAGTTCTGATTTGATTCATTAGTGTATTCTAAATCAAGATCAGGAGCTTTAATATCGTAACGATCAATCTCGTCTTCTAAATCCTCAACATCAGAGAAGAAATATTCACCAGTTTTACCTTCTTTAAAAAGAATAGTGTAAGTTTTAGAGCTTCCGTCTACTCCAATAACTCTACCTTTGTTTCCATTTCTTTTAATTCTAACCTCAGTATCGATAGGATACCCAAGATCTTCATTAACCGAAGGAACCTCTTTAGCCTTGTTTTCAAATCTTGTAATTTCAAGATTAATTTGATTCCATCTATCTTGTAGTGAAGAGATTTCGTTGTGTATACTTTCTTCTAGAGTAACAAGCTCATCTGAATTATTAAGCAAAGGATTATCTCTCTTAGCTATATCTAATTTTCTAAGCTGATTTTCTAGGATCTCTATATTTTTAATGATCTCTTTCTTGTCGTTTTTCATAACGCTTAAGAAAGCTTGTTCTCCTTCTAAGAACTCTGTTAGAGATTCAGAAATATCATATTTAATAAAATCCTTAACTATATTAATTGCTTGAGTTGCATTAGCTTCGTAGATTTTATTTAATCTCATAGCTGGATTAACAGTTTGAACGTAAATTCCCGCTTCGGTCTTAAATATATTAGCTTCTACGTTTTCGTATACTTTAGATTTGATTTTTTTACCAAAATCGATATCAACGATATCTTCTGCATTTTTAGCTACGAAAACTGCTTTGTTTATTTTATGATTTGAGCTTTCTAAAAGATTATTAGTTGAAACGCTAACTGCAAGTGGAAGATCTTCTTCGTTTATTCTTTTACCATCGAAATAAACTTCCTTAGATTCGTTTGTAAATACGATCTCTACCTTGTTATTTCCGATATTTAATGAAATCTTATTGTTATCAATTTTTACGTCTCTATCGGTAACTATTTCAGCTCTATCTGCAAGTTCTTCTGGTACTTCGTCCATGTTACATTCCTGAATTACACCAGACTCATGATCTATCTTTAAGAATTTACCTGAAGAATAGAATAGTGTTTCATTCTCGTTAACTGTAATAGGAGAATAAAGATTGTCTATCTTACAAACGTTATTATCAAATCCTACATGGAATTTACCAGTATTCTCGTTTTCGTAAAGAGATAAAAAGCTAACTAAATTTCTAACCAATGGATTAAATCCAAAGCTTTTAAGACCATGGATAAGTGTATCGCTAGATTTATTTTCTGCAAGCAACCAGTTTTTCATTTGCGAGGTAGCATCAGAGAAAAGCTCTCTTCCTGGAGCATTTTTTATAGATTCGTAAGTCTTAAGTACTTCTATCTCCCTTCTTCTATTTTCAAAAATTCTATTAAGATTGTCTAATGCCTCAGATACTGAATTCTCCCAAGAGAAAGATTGAAGATCATTTAAAAATCCTTCGAAAACAAAAGCTTCTGATATACCTTTTCCTAATAGTATATGCTCATATTTTTCAAGAAGTATCTTACCAGCAGGTAAATCACCTAATGATGAATTTTTCAATGCAGAAACTGTATTAACTAGACCAAAGCTAAAAACAACGTTATTTTTAGGCGTTGTAGAAACGTCTGGCATTTGTGATTCTTTAAGCATTTGGGATGTAGCCCCACTAAGGAATGAAGATGCAACAGGAGATTTTGAAGCTCCTAATCCAGCCCATTCTCTTAAAGAATCTGCAGCATTTTTAGAAGTCTCCATATTTAATCTATTGATCTCTGGATTAATATTTTTTTCCATTTGTAATTTGCTTTTTTAGTATATATCCAATCTTTTATAGATTCCTTCTTATTATTTATTTCTTAATAAATCAATAAGCTCTTTCTTTTCTTCTTGAGTTATTGGTTTGCTTTTAGACATATTTAATATTTCTTTTATATCGTCAGAAGAATAACTATTAAGTAAGGATTCTTTAGCATTCTCGCATTCTCTGTAAGTCATTTCAAAAGCATCTTTAATATCATCAGTCCATGTATCATTTTCTAATGACTGAAGATATTTGTTATCTGTTTTTCTTTTTATATACTTTATCATTTTTATTTTTTTTTATTTTAGTCATTGAAAATCTCAAAGGTTAAAGTATTATCCGGAGATGTTTGATCTTTTAAATTAGCTGGCATTGACAAAAATATGTCACCCTCAATATTAAAACTATAAGTACCTAGATAGCTAGTTGCAGGATCAGCATTAAGAAATGCTACTAATTCTTCTAGATTGTTAACTAATTGTCCTTGACTATATATTGTACCTATAGAATCGCCCCCACTAAATAAAGATACTGAAACATTTGAAAAGGGATATCCTGATTCAACTGTTCCATTCAATAAAACTGGGGTAGTGTTCAGGTTCTGTTTAATCCTAATCTCGACAGGAGCATAATAAAGTGAATCTTGGGCAGGAGTATCATTAGTCCAATCGTAAACGCCTAGGAATATAACATCATCAACTTCATTAAGAGTACCTGATCCTCCTACTGTTTGTAGCAATCTACCTGATCCGTATATATTAAATGAATTTATCTGAGAAAACAATTGTAATTTATTTCTTGGAAATGTGTTCGATACATAGCTATTTATAAGATTATCTCTAAATCCTATATAAGCCCCAGCGCCTATAAAAGAAAACCAAGAAATATCATATCCTAAATTGTTTTCTAAAACTGTAACAACTAAATCCCCCTGTGATGTTAATTCTGATCCGTTTGACCACGTTGCTGGTATTTTTCCCTCTGCAATGAAAACACATCCTGTTTCATTTATATTTCCGGATACTATATCAGCAATATTACCAAAATCGTCCCCTGCTACATAATTTGTAATGGTATATTTCTCTCCTATAATTAATCCTCCGTCAAAACTAGAAATATTCGTACCTACAACTATACCAGTTTGATTAAATATAGCTCTGTATACTCCAATTGTATTATCTGAGCCATCTGTTACTGTCAATCCCCCGTCAATTTTTAATTGACCTGTTATAGTTTGATTAGGTACATTATCAGCAATATATTTTTTAGGTGATAAATCTGGCATATCTTATTATTTATTTATTTCTTTTATGTTTAGTATATCATTCTCGTCATAGTATGATAATCTATTAACAGAGTCAGATCTTTTGAAAATATTACAGTTATAACTTTCATATACTGAAGGTGTATCACTTATTGATGATATTGTGATAGTTATATTATCTGAGTATACTTCAGTAACCTCTATTGTAATATCATCTATTCCATCTACGCCACCAAATTGAGATCCTAATATGGTTAATATATTTCCTGGTAAATAATTATCGCCTGAATTATTTAAAGATAGGCCGTTAACTAAATTATTGTTATCAACACTAACGTCGAATGTTGCATTTTCTCCAGTTCCTGTACCAGTAGCTATTAGTCCTGTATAGAATCCCTCAGCTCCGTTTTTACCTGCGGCATTACTAATAAACGAAAGAATATTACCAACCTGTCCTCCTATTGAATATCCAGATATAGTTATTGTATCGTTTATAGCATAAAATTTACCCTTGGTATTTACAGTGACGTTAGTAACTACGCCGGATGAAACTGTTACATCAAATGTAGCATTTTCTCCAATCCCGTTAGTTGTTCCAGTCAAGCCAACATAGCTATTATCCAATGCGGTTGATCCTGTAGCACCCCATGTAAAAGATTCGATATTACCGTAATAGTCAGTAAAGTCTGTTGACCATACAGATGTGATTATATCATTTAATTGAAAATAATCGGTTATCGTATTACTATAAAATCCATCAATAATTTTGTTATTATAGAAATATTCCCCTATATTATTATCATAAAAATAATTACCTATAACATTTCCCTGGCTGGTTGAATATCCGTATCCAAATCCATCTCCTATAGTATTACCTGTGAAATTACTACCTATCTTATTATATGAGCATTGACCTAAGAAGTTGTTATTGACAAATTGATTTCCTATCTCATTATAAGAGAATTCACCACCGAATGTATTCTCTTCTGATAAAGCACCAAGATTATTTTTATTAAAATATCCATTTACTGTATTATCCTGGAATCTTACACCTATAGTGTTTTCGTAAAATTCAAAACTACCTAGTGACGATATTTCTCCTATAATATTATTTTGGAAATATTCGCTAATTAAATTATCTCTAAATTCGTTATAGATTCTGTTATTATTAAAAGCATTTCCTATTCTATTTCCTGAGCAAGTAGAGTAAAATTTATTACCATTAGATCCATTAATAATCTGATTTTTGTAGAAATTTTGAAATATCCAATTATATTGGAAATTGTTTCCGATAATATTATTCTGAACTTCATCGGCAATAATATTATTATTGAAACCATTTCCTATATCATTTCTGTAAAAATCGTTATTGCATATTATATTTCCGTAAAAATCTGTTCCTATCTCATTTCTATCAAAACCTCCCCCAAAATTTCTATTATTATTAAAATCGTGTAGTATTGTATTTTCAGTAAAATCGTAATAAAAAATATTATTAGAGAAATCACCAGATATTCTGTTGCTTCTAAAATCTCCCGCTATTGTATTATTAAAAAATCCAGTCCCAGTAATGTTGTTGTAACATATATTTTGATTTACTAGATTACTGAAAACATTGTTTGATAGAAGAAATGGCATTTCGTACCAATTATTGTAATATCTTGAAAAATCTCCTATGTAAGTATTTTTAGCATCTGCATTATCGAATGTACCTATTTCATAATACTCAGTGTTGTTTAAAACATTTGATTGTTGATAATCGTTTGCAACATAAATCCCCATCTGGGTGTGTGTATAAGGAACAGGATCAAGCAAATTAGTAGAGATAATATTTCCATTATCGTACATATCATTACCTCCATCATTAATACTATTATTTCCTGAATCGTTAAAATAATATAGCGTTCCTGGTGTATTAGGATCTCTTGGAGGTACACAATCAGTTATCGTTTGGTATTCTGCATTTATATTTGTTAGTATATCTCCTATTGCAAGTCCATTTACTAATGATAGATAAGTATCCACTATATTTCCAACCTCTGCGTCTGAAATTTTTACACCTCCCCTTAATCCTGTTAATAAATAATGAATTTGTGTGACTCCATTAGAATTTAAATCAATAACTTGATCTAAATCGTTGTTTGTATTGGTACTAAAATTATGGGTTACCCCAGTTCCATCAGTATTTATAATTATGATGTGATTTACTGATGGATCCCCCGCTCCTTCTGTTCTTTTACAATATGCTTTATAATCGGTGCCTCCAATTGTAGTTGAGTATTCATATGAATCCGTACTTCCCCATCCATCAGCACCAAGATCACCATTTATAGAAAAAGTAGAAATATCAATATTATCTGCAATCATAACAAATAATCCAGGATAACAATTTGTAAAATAACTAGATCCTGTTCCAAAAATGCCATCTCCTGGTTGGATAGATCCGTCCATCTTGAAAAGGTCAATATTTGCAGCTTCCCCTTGTATGCCTTGACTATTAAGTTCACATCTCCAAACTGGAACTCCATTAGAAGGACCATAGTTGAAATTAAAATAATTATGCCCCTCAATTTGAATCTCTGTAGGACTGTTAACTGCAGTTACCTCATAAAACCCTCTTCCTTGCGAATTATCTGTAGGAATAAATATAATGTCACCTATGTTTAGATCCACATCGAAAGATGTATTATAACCTGTTACATTGGTACCATCTACGATCTGAATATATCCGCTTAATCTATTTTGTAAATTATATGAGTAATATCTTTTAAATTTAATTTCCCTGTGATCGTAATCTGTTCTATTTCCGTTTTCATCAATTCTTTCAATAATCCTTCCTTTTGCTGGAGATTCAGTTACTTCTGTAATATCAAATGTTATATCGTATTTAATACTATCATTTGGGTAGGAAGGTTGATAAGCTTTTTCATCTATTGTTGTTGATGATGTTGCAAAAACTATAATAGGATCGATTGCACCAGTTTTATAATTATCACCTGTTATAGAGTTACCGTTATAGTCAAAATCTGGCTGATCGTAGCAAGTTTGAAAGTCTGTTATTTTATAATAATGTCCAGGAACTAATAAAGAAGAATCCTGTAATTCTCTTATCTCCGTATACGTTACTTCTATAATATTAATAACACTGTTACCGTTGGAGTCTAAAATATCTCCGTTAACAGGAAGAATAATTTTACCATCTGTACCAAATACAAAACTACTGGAATCTGCGGTAATTTTTATTGCTCCTAATGATTTTATAGTACTGGGATAAACAGGAGGTTGAGTAACTGATATATTTGCAGTCCAGCCAGCACCCCCAGGAAGAACAACATCATTTAATTGAATATCAAAATTAAAATCAGGAATTCCGTGATCTGCTTCAGTAAATCTAAAGGTATATCCGGAAACATATCCAGGATTTGTTAATATAGGAAAAATATTATTTATTAGAGTTTCTACACTTCCGTTAGGATTTACTTGGAACTGTACTTGAAATTCCCACCAGTCGCTTCCTTCGAATGTAACTGGATCGATCATATGTGCTTCGTCACAAACAGCAGTAAATCCAATTGGTATTAGCAAAGGCGTATTTAATGTTCCTTTAGAATCTAAAACTACCTCTAAATTCCCGTTTATAAGTCTATCTAAGGATTCCAAACCTGGTCCAGTAGCGCCAGTAGCGCCAGTAGCACCAACTTCTCCAGTAGCACCGGTAGCACCTGTAGCTCCAACTTCTCCAGTAGCTCCAGTAGCGCCAACTTCACCAGTAGCACCAGTAGCACCTGTAGCTCCGGTCTCTCCAGTAGCACCTGATCCTGTTCCTCCAGTTGCTATCAAATCGTAAGGAAATAATGATGCCTCTCCATTACTTATCCCTACTAAGCTATCTCCAGGTCCAAATCCGGTTGCTGCAGGTAATGATGTTATTGAAACAGTTTTATTCATTTAATTTATTTATTTAAAAAATTATAAAGTCGCCATCTTCTGTAACTAAGATGTTACCATTTTGATCAGTAAGATATTCTGTAATTTCGCTACTTACTAGTCCCTCACCTATTATAACTTCCACATTAACTCTAATTGAATGTGGATTATATAGTAGCATACCACCTTGTTCAAAATAAGGGGATTCTATATCGCTTCCATTAGGATCTAAATCCCATCCTCCAAATATATAATTGCTATTTCCAGTCAATATCGTTAGATTTGCCATGGGTAAATAGCTACCATTATATAGAATATTTATGAATCTATTAGAAACTGGTAAGGATGTTGGATATGTTGCCTTAATCATTACAAAGTCAACATTATTTAATCCTTCAGCACTAAGTAGTAAAGATGAATTTCCGTAAACACATCCACTGAATGATGTGTAATTATTGAGTGTTATATCAGTATCACAAAAGCTTATTTCTCTAATAACTTTAGTCCCATTGACTATTTGAAGGTTGCATCTTTGAAAGATAGCACCTTCGAATTGTATCGTATCACATACTAGAGGTGGTGTAGCCATTAGTTAAAAACAAATATTTCTAATTCCGTACTATATGTATCGCTAAGATTACTAAACATAATACCACCAAATGAAGGATTCGGTGAAGATACAACCGGATAAAGGTGAGGACTGAAAGTAGGGCTAGGAGGATTGTTAGAATAATAGCTAAGATCCCATCCTTGCCAAGGTATTTCTGCCTCCGTTCTTCCAGTTAGAACCATTAGACTTCTAATAGGATAAGTTTGACCCTTATACTCCCATGTCAAAAACCTTTCCTCTTCTGGATGTTCCTTCTGATATCTAACCTTTACAACTATCATCTGAACCTCTCCTTGAGCTTGTCCTATTTCAGGAGCGGTCAGCGTATAGTTACTAGAGGGGGAAAGTGTTACGCTTCTTTTAAGAGATCCTCCGCATCCACCCATTTCAGAGCTTCCTAGTGATTCTAATTTAAAATCACAAAGAGAAACACTAGAAAGTATGCTAGATCCTTGCTTGATGTCTAAATTACAGGATTGGAAATAAACCCTTCTATAAACTGCAGGATTACAATCTAGGTGTTCTATGTACCTTTGATCTGTGGTATAAACTTTTCCAATCATCTTAAACTTAAGGGATTTTCATCTCCCGTGTTATTTCTAATTCCTTGTCTAGAGTTTTTAATATCGGGATTTCCTCTAAATTTGTCCCTTACACTTTTAACTCTATTTTGTTTGATAGGATTCTTATCATATTTATCCGGATTCTCCTCTTTATTCTCCTCTTTTTTAGAATCTTCTACGATCTCATTTTTTATTTCTTCCTTAGATTCCTCCTCAGTTTGTTCTGTAATAATCTCTTCTTCTGTTTCGATAGAATCGATAACCTCTGGTTTATCATCCTCCTGATATGCTAAATGGTTGTTTATTGCTGGTTCTTCCTCTAGAATATTTTCTATATCCTCGTGATTCTCTACTTTTTCCTCGGAAAATTTATTTTTTCTATGTATGATATTTTTCCAGAATTTTTTTATTTTATTTTCTTTTTCTTCCATTTCTTCCTCTTTATTATTTTCTTTTTCCGACATTTCAAATGCAAAGTTTGCTGCAATAACTAATGCAATAGCTAAAGGATCGAAAACAAACATTAAAACTATTATATACCAATTAACTACACTGTCTATATTGCTTCCAGTCAATTTTGCAATATATTTTAGTGGACCTACTTCTTTAGCAAGATCTGCATTAGATGAAACACCAAATTTTTGCTGCTCGATAGAAGCTATTCTTGTATTTTTAGAAGATATGGAATCATTTAAAACAGATATCTCCGAGTCCATTCTTTTTATTTCCGAATCTATATCCTTGATCTGTTGTCTAACAGCATTTGTAGACTTTGATTTCTCTATAAGTACATCTTGTGTCGATTGAAGATTTGTTCTTATAGTAGTTAATTGTCCAAGTCTATCATTCTTTTGCTTTATCTGTGATTCGAAATTAGATATTTCTGTTTTTATTATGGATATATTTTTATCCAATATTTCTATATTCTTATCCTGATTCTGTACTTTGAATGACGTTTCTTGATAAGCAGAAGATAAAAATCCATATATCCCAGCAGACGTTATAATTATTAATATTAATGTTGCTATAGAAAGATAGATTTTTAATCCAAGATTAAGCTTTTTCCAGTATTGATATAGAAGGGATGCAGTAACTAGTTTAGCAAATTCTAAACTCCCAGCTAGTATCATAACTTGTAACGAAGCGCCAGCAAACATTTTTCCCAATCCAGATACTGAATAAAAAGCAGCCGATCCTGAAACTGATAATGCCGATAAAGCAATTATCCAGGGTAATAATTTCTTTTTCATACTTAAGTATATATCCACAAAAAAAGACTGGCATTAATACCAGTCTTTATATCTTATATTATTTGTAGAGTAGGGTTATTCCAATTCTATTCCTTGCTCAGCAGCAGCAAGTTGTTTCTCTAGATCCTTAACTACTACATTATCTTGCTGAATTAACATTAAGGTTTCTTCGAATGTTTTCCAAAGGGTTACAAATGATTCGATTTCTTTTTCACCTTTTCCTTCCATTTTTAAGATAAAGTAATGGGATGCTTCAACTTCTAAATTAGTGAAGTAAACAACACCATCTTTAATACCCTCAGATTTTACCTCTTCAATTCTTTTTAGGATCTCCTTAACACCGAGAGCTTCTTTAGATCTCCATTGAACTTCCTCTTTCATATATGTTTCAAATCTATGTAGAAGAGAATCGCTCATAGATACTGCATATTCCTTATTTTTAAGGCTTGCTTTATAATTTTCAAGATCCTCCTTGATAGATTTTACTTTTTCTGTATCGACACTACTGATAAATTTTTCCAATTTAGCTTCGTTTTGATCTTCCAATACAGTTTCTGGTTGTTTCTTTGCCATTTTATTTTTTATTTTTTATAGTGATTAAATATTAGTAAGTTTCTTATATTCCGTGAATTTCTCTGAATTTTTTAGCAAGATCTATAAATTGTCCAAGATAATCTTTTAACTCATAATCATGTACTATGAAAGTTTGTATATCTGATGTTTGTTCATTCGCTATCCTTATTCTTCCTAACTTAGGAACTTCTTGATATTTTTCAGCACACATAAACATATATGCAGAAATTTGTAATTTATAGCTTAGAATGTCCTCCTCGTCCTTTGGCGATGTAGAAGATTTAAAATCATCTACTATTAAATAATGATCCTTGCTTCTATAAACAAAATCACACGCCCCTGCCCATCCGCCTTTAAAAGTAGTGTATAAAAAAGCTTCGTTATCTACTACTTCTTCTATTTCATCCCAGAAGTTAGTATGGTAAAAATTCCAGAAAAGATCCCTTCCCTTATTTACGTATTTAAGATATTTACCATCATCTCTTCTTGATTCTTCTATGGCAAATATTTGTGCTTTTTTTAATGATCTATCAACGTCTTTTTCCTTAGCCCATTCAAGAAGAAATAATTCTAACATTCTGTGCATTACAGTTCCTCTCTCTGCTGCATCGTGTAATATTTTATTCCATCTATCTTCACCAAACTCTTCCCTTAATTTTTCGTACTTCTCGTTCTTTACTAGTTTTAGTATAGTAGTAACAGAGGGTAAAATTAAAGGAGCTTCACCAGCTCCTTCTACCACATAAGCTCTACCCCAAGGGAAAGCTTGTCGATTTATTTGTATATCAGAAGATAACATTCCATAGATATTTAAATCCTCCTAAGACCCAACTTACAAATCCAAATTTATATTGGAGCCAGATTAAGATAAGGATAAGTATAATTCGGTAGATTATCCATCTTATAGACAATCTCTGAAAATAAGGACTGTAAACGATTAAATAAGAAACAGAGTTAGGGATTGGAGATATTTTAGGCATTACTACCTCCTGCAAATTTAAAGAAGTTAGATACTCGTTAAGAGGTCTAGATTCTTCTAAAATATATGCTGGTCTAATCTCTTCAGGAGAATCTGGGGAGTAAATAACCTCTGGTGGGAGATTAACTACTGTGTATATTCTTCCTATCCAATCTACTCTAAGTTTAAATTTTTCCCATTGAATAGATCCTGTATTTTTCTTTATAGTTCTTCTTATAAAGAAATAGTTTCTAATGTCCGTTATAACTCTTTTAAAAGGATAATTCATATCAATTATATCTATCTATTAGGAAAAGTTACGATCAATCATTAAAAGTTAAATTAACACCAGGAAACATCTCTCTAACTTTCAATCTTGCTCTTCTGATTCTTGTTGCAATAGCTCTTTTCTTCATTCCATATTTGTCAGCTATGTCTTGGTATTTCATTCTCAATATCTCTCTATCAAAAAGAATATCTTTATAAATTTCAGGAAGACCTTTCATTTTTTCTATAACGTTATCGTATAGATCCTCCATCTCGTCGTTCTCAGTATTTATATAATCAAATTCAGCTTCTAACGTGGCTGGAGAAGATGTTATGGATGGATATACTGAAACTGAATCATCGGACTCATCGTTACTTCTTACCACCTCGTGTATCATAGGTAAGTATCGATCCTCATTCTTCTTAATTCCTAATGACTCGTTTCTAGCAATGTTGTATACCCATGTGGAAAAATTTCCACGAGATGGGTCATACTGTGATATCTTAGTCCATATTTTAGCCATTGTATTTGAAACAGCATCTTCTGCTGCATCCTGCTCAATCAATATAGATTTACAATGATTTAATAGACCGGGTTTAATTCTTTTATATAATTCGACGAAGTCTTTCTCCGACGATGTTCTCATAAAACTTTCTGCCAATTCCTGAATGTTCTTTACTGCCATAATTCCCTATTATTTTTTAAATGTTTATCTTTTTAATTTCTATTCCTGCCTCCTCGAAAAGTTCAAAAGAATCTGTTTTTCTGTACGTCTCAGAATAAACAATTCTTTTAATACCTGCTTGTATGATTAGTTTAGCACAATCAAAACACGGGGACAGAGTGACATAAAGGGTAGAACCCTCTGCACTATTCGTACTCTTAGCTATTTTAGTTATGGCATTGGCTTCTGCATGTAACACTGTAGGAAGTGTATTATTATTGCAGTCTTCGCACTCATTAGAAAATCCAGATGGCGTTCCGTTATATCCGTCCGATATTATTTGTCGATCTTTTACTATTAAGCAACCTACCTTATTTCTCTTACAGTGTGAATTCTCTGACCAAACATTGGCCATTCTTAAATAGAGTGTATCGATTTTATCCTGCTTGTGATGCGGTAGGCTCTGATTGTTCATCAGTCTCCTTGGATTTTAGAGGTGTAACTTCTATTTTAAATCTCTCTACTATATGGAAAGTGTCCATAAGTCTAAATATTCCAAGAAGATTCAGCATTTGATTTATTTCTTCCTCAGTAAATTCAGTTTTTCCTTCATTTTCCAAATTTTCCAAACATTCTTTGTAGCCTCCATAGGCATTTAAGAACTCAACCAAAGTGGCTCTGAGTTCTTTGGTAATTTCATAATTGTTACTCATAATTTATTATTTAGGTTTATTTTGTACAAATATAATAAATCCCTATTAAAAAGTAAACCCCCTTAATGGAATTTTTTATTGTTAGGGATAACCATAAGAGGATTTTTTAACGTGTTGTTTAGCTGAGTTAGTAATGCTACCATAGATTTCATGTTGTCGCTCATCTCTTTGTTAATTTTATCCTGATCCTCTTTTTTTGTTTTATCCTCAGATTCTTTTTGCGCTTCCGAAGTGGTTTTCACATCGTTTGGCTCTTCTGTTTTTTTGTCCGTTGTATTATTTTCTGTAGTTGTAGTTGTAGTTGTTTTATTATCTTCCTTATTGTCTTCTTTTTTTGTGTTATCCGGCGTGCTTACACTAGATAAGTTTTGTGTCTGTGTTTCTTTTATAGGCGTAGAAGTGGTAGAAGTTTCAGATTTTTTATCAGTATTTCCTGAAACTTTTTCTTCTAATTTGGTTTCTTTCTTTTCTGTCTTAGATTTATTATCACTTTTCCCTTTGTCTCCACCAGATTCTCCCTCCTTAGGTTTAACAAATCCCATTTCTTCTAGATTTTTGTCTACCTGTGCACTCCCTGTAGTGATTCCTTTCCCTTTCCCTTTATCTCCTTCTCCTTTATCTCCTTCACCCTCTTTAGCAGCCGGAGCTTTTATACCTAGCATGTCCAATATACCTTTTACTGGTTCGCTGAACGTAGGTTCTTTTTCTTTTCCTTTACTCTTTCCTTTTGTTCCTTCGTCTTTTTTTCCTTCTACCGTTCCCGTAGATTCTTTCTTTTCCTCTGGTTTTTTTTCCTCCAGCTTTTGCTCTGCGGTTTTAACTTCCGGTTCTTTTTTTTCTTCTGTCTTTTTGGGTTCTTCTGGTGTTGGAGTTGCGGTAGGTGCTTCTTTAGGCTGATCTACTTTCGCATCTTTATTTTCAGATGCTAGTTCTTTTTTTGGCTCCTCCGCTTTCTTTTCTTCTAACTTTTGTTCTTCTGTTTTAGTAGCAGTCTCTTCTTTTTTTGCTTCCTCTCCTGCCTTTTTTATTACATCCTCCGCTTTTACTCCCTGATCCTTCTCAGAAAGTACTAGCATATGTTTATCATAGGATTCTGCCGCTTTTTTAACATAATCGTTATCGAACCCTTCGCCTTTTAATATCTTAGCGAATGCTGCTAATATAGCTCTATTCTCGTCAGTATACAATTTACTAGCATATTGACTAGCTAACGTTGAATCCTTCTCATTAAAATAAGAAATAATTTTCTCCAAGTTACCCTCTAGATATTCGAATTTAAATTTTTCATTTTTCTTAATTTTAGAATCAAAGTCATCCTTAACTTCCTCATATAGGGAGAAATCTTTTATACTGCCTAAACCTAAACTTTCTATTATTTCTGTTACTTTTCCGTTTTTAAGCTTATTTGCATTCTCTATTCTTTGTTCAGCAGTTTTTTTAGACATATCGAATATCTCTTTACCGTCTAAAGCTTCTCCTTTGTCTATCCTCTTTTCTATTTCCCTACTAGGTGAACCTGTATCTGCAGATGATGACCTGTAGTATATAGATTTAGGATCTATATCTTTGCTTAGTTCCTTTAAGTTTTTTTCGTAAGATGAATAAAAGAAATCTTTAGCTGCTTCTATTACAGTATTAGCAGCTTTCATTTTCTCGGCAGCATCACTGTCAACAACTTTTCCTTGACTCTCCTTTAACTGCTGATTAAATTTAGCTCTGTCAAAGGCTCCTTCCTCGGATTTAAAAATAGGATACCCAGATGTTCCCGATGCTCCTGATGTTCCCGATGTTCCTGATGTTTCTGCCAAAATTGTTTTTATTTATATACCTAAAAAGCCAAAAAGTTATCTTTTTGGCTTTGAAAATGCAAATGCTTCTACTAAGTCACCTTGCTCGTTTTTCTTATTTTCTCTTTCTATTTTTTCGTTTAATTTATCTATAAACAATTGATACTCATAGAAAGGTAATTCTTCTAAATGATCTATAGACAATTTAAATTCATCCCAAAGTCTAAATTTAATATCAAAGTAGTTGGCTAAAGATATCTGAAATAACGAAAAGAGATCTGTACCCTCCGGGAAAGGAAATCTCTGCTGTGACCTCCCCCTCACAGCTTTCACATTTACTATTAATTCTTGATTTTGTTGCAAAGTTTATCTTCTCTGTTATTTGATCTGCAATAGAGAATTGTAGAGGAGACCATTCTGAGGAAGCTCTCTCGTATTGGTCATATACAGATTCATCAAGTCCTCTCCAATCTGGTATTATAAAAGAAGCAACTTTAGCAAAGCTTTCATCGAAGCTTTTTCCTTTTCTTCTTTTATCTGATAGAATCTTTCTACAAATTGTTGTAACTCCTACAGTGGGAATATAAAGATCCATTTCTGGACTTCCGTCTTTAGGAATAAATTTAAAAGAATAGCTTTCTCTGCTATATCTTTTAAGTATCTCAGGATCTACAACAAAGCTATCTAAAAGATTAGATCTTAGCTCTATCATATCTGGTACATTACAATCAGGTTTTGTACAATTCTTTTCTACTGGAAGAAGTATTTTGTTTTCTCCTCTCAGGAAGGTCATATCACGAATAGACATTATAATATAAAATCTATCCTCATACCAAAGATCGTATGATTCTAAAAATCCTCCATTCCATCTTATTTTCATACACTTTGAAAGAATGGTATTTAGCTTATCATCTAAATCTATTCTATCATCTTCGTCTACTGTGGAAAATTGTCTGATTTCTTTAACTCCTGCTGCTTTTATTGCAATTTCAAATCCTTCTGGATATCCAAATCCTTTTGATGGGAGATTCTCTACTGGAATATTTTTCCAGTCGTTCTCCATACCCATAGGAGTTCTTGTAACGTTTACCTTTCCTAGATTATTCGCTTGGTTTTGAACTGGTTGAGGATTTTGATTTGGATTAGCTTCCTTATCAATCCATTCAGGTATTGTATAAGATCCAACATCTGGATCCTGATCATACTGGAATTTAGATTCCGCTTCTTTTCTGCTAAGATGCTTTAGCAATTCATCGTCCATGTTTTGTTCCATACTATTTCTTATATCTCTTTTACTTTTTCTTTTGACTTTAGTTTCTTATTTGCTGACAAAAAGAAGTAAAAACCAAAGAAAAGCCCCGAAAGGAAGTAAAAAATTGCTACTGTATGCCAGTAGGAATTTGTCCATTTCATTATCGTTGCAAAAAGGATATCGAATCCGAAGGGATTGAAGAAAGTTGCTAAAACTAAACAAACTGAAGCTATTCTTGTTCTTCTTTTCTGATTCACAATCGTCGTTCATATTATTTTAATTTAACATTCTAAGTTTTAACAAAAAACAAAAAATGGAGACTTTGTTGAGCCTCCATTTATATATTACGTTAAATAAAATTAATTAAAAACGTCTTCGAAATAATCCGCTCTGAAAGATAGAGCAATTTTATAAGGTGTAGTACCGTTTGTGTAATCAAGATCTAAAGACTTAATCTGATCAACAGGAAAGCAATTTAACAATTTAATTCTTCTGAATACATCTCCTTGTTTATTAAATACAGATATTAGAATATAAGTACCTCCTGCATAAGTAGATTTAATACCAGTAGCACCTGTTAGTGGATTATAAACTAGATCTGACCATTGACGTAATGTTTTAAAAACATAGTTACTGTTGTTATCATTAAGGTTAGTTTCAAACTCAATTCTAACCTTAACTCCAGTATCGTCAATAGCACCAGCTGCATATCTTCTTCTAGAAAATTTGTACCTTTGTTCAGTTATTCCTGGATTTTTATCAATTGTTAAACCTGAAACGGATAAAACGTTTTCTACAAGGAGAGTTCTACCTCCGTTACCTTGTTCGTTTGCAACTCCAGCTGGAGGTTGTATAATAACCTCAAATTGGTTAAGGTATACCGGTTCGTACAATTGTACCGCCGCCTTTGCTGATGTAAAATGTGGTAATCCTGCCATTTTTTAATTTTTATATAAACACATCATCAAAATAATCAACTGCCCATTGTAGAGTCAATTTGAATATGGAAGTTTGTGTGTAGTTCAATGCCATTTCATTGATCGGTGTCATCGGGAAGCAATCTCTAAGATTTATTTTTCTAAATATATCTCCTTGTTTATTGAAGACGTTTATTAAAACATTTCCAGTGTAATCTTTTTTAAGACCCATAGCACCTGTTAGTGGATTATAAATTAAATCTGACCATTGGCGTAGTGTTTTAAAAACATACATAGAGTTGTTCTCGTTTAGGTTAACCTCAAATTCCATATCGACATCTAAACCTGTTTTTGCAGGTGCAGCTCCGGCATAATATCTTTTAGCAAATTTGTATTGCTGTGTTATTTCACCGGGGTTCTGATCAACCTGTAATCCAGATACTCTTGTTACTTGTTCTAATAATATATTAGAGCTTCCTGGATTTCCAGCTTGAACCGGTATAGCAGCAGGAGGTGTAATAATAACCTCAAACTGGTTAAGGAAAACCGGTTCGAATTTGTTAATCGAAGCTTTCGAACTTGTATAATGTGGTAAGCCTGCCATGTTTTTATTTTATATATTTACATTCGAGAATTGTCTCCAAATTTATTAGCTAAATTGGATAAATCCTCCTGAAGCGATACCTCCTGTTCTAGTAACTGTCATTCTATTGATGAACTTGTGAATACCTCTTGCAGGTTCGATTATTACATCGATAATACCGATATTCTGATCGATAATTGCAGGAGTGTTATTCGAAGAGTCCATAATAGTTAAGTAGTTATAGATACCTCCAACAGATCTTACTCCAGTTAAGTAGTTGTCTACTAATGTTTTAATCTCAAGTCTAACATTGTCTTCATTGAAATCAAATACGTAGTTAGAAAGTATTTCTTCAATTGCACTTTCTACTGTAATTAGTAAGTCTCTTACATGTAAGTTATTGAATGCGGAGTTTGTTCTTTGGTAGCTTGTTTGGTTACCATAGATAACTATACCAACACCTCTCTTACGAATTATAGGGTTAACTCCAAATGGCTCTAGATATTCTCTATCTTGTAAGTCGAAGTCGTATTCTAATCCTACTAAGTTGTTAGCAGAGATAATACCTCTTTTAAGACCAGCTACGATTGAATAAGGTTCACCTGTAATAAACTTACGAATGAAGTTATTAGAAACGTAAGGTGAAGGTGGTACATCCAAATTCTTGTTGTTTTCTCTAATTGTTAAGAAAGGAGCAAAGAATCCTGAGAATTTAGCTCCTAGATCCTCGTCTGGTAAAGAGAAAGTAAACGAAGGATTTAAGCTTAAGTTACCTCCGTCTGCAATGTATCTAGCTTGTAAAAGTGGAGCTGGATCTGTTGCAGTTGGTGCAGAAGTAAATCTAGGATCAATTGATTCAGAGAACTTCTTCATAGAAGGTAAGTTACAAATTGCTAAACATTTTTGTCTGTTCTTAGCAAGTTTAGTAAGCTGATATTTACAGTTTGGTTGTATACCTCCGTCAAATGTATCAACGATATATCTAAACGTAATTACATCCGTATCTGCTAATGTTCTAGCAAGATTAGTATTGTAAAGAACGTCTAAGATTTCATTCATTCTTGTGTCTGTTCCATTAGGCATAGAAGCCGCCTTGATATCAGCACCTGGAAGATAAGTAAAATTAAATGTTCTTACAAATTCTTGGATATTTTTAAATTTCCAAACTCTTGTAGTAGTTCCTGGGTATAACTTAATAGGTCTTTCAGTTTTAACTTGTACTGTGTAAACTCCAGGGGATGTTGCAGAAGCTACAGTTTTAACCTCTAATACTCTGGTTAATCTAGATTGTAGATTCTCAGTTAAAGGATTGTCATAGATCTGAAGGTCAGTAGATACTAATAGATCTCCAACTTTTATTCCAGAAGAATCTGCAACTGCTGTTGTTAATTCTACTACGTTAGGTTGAAGCTGAGTTATGATGTCTACAAAGTCACTTATGTTACCAGCTGTAGATACGATATTAAAGCTTTCCCCTGTAGTTTGGTTAGTACCAATAGGAAGGGAGCTAACATACGTAGTATCCCAAGTAGCAATGGATTCTGGTGTTGTAAATGTATCATCAGCAAACGCTCTACAAACTAGGATATTGTAACCGTCTCTATCTACATTTACTTCAAATTTTAGGTATTGCAGAAGAGTTCCTGTGTCATCCTTCCAGTCTATATCACCGTCCCCAATATTTCCTTTTACCCAATCTCTATACATAGCAGAGTTTTCATATGCTAGATATGAATCTGTACCTACAGGGATATCTGGTGAGAAGTAAACATCATCATTATCGAAGTAATCTGGATTACCTATTTGGTAAGCAGCAACCGAGCTCTTATTAGTTATGTCGTAAGGCTCAACATAAGTTGTTGAAGGAGTAGATCCTACTAGAGGATGTTTTAATTTCAATCTAACCTGTGTTCTAACGCCAGATGGCAATGTAGAATTAGTTATTGTTTTAGCTTCTGTTATTCTAAGCTTAACTAAATCACCTTCGTAGAATCCAAGATATCCAGGAGTTGGAAGGTTTGAAGTAACTTTACCAAGTACCCATTTAGCTGCAGGAGCATCGTTAGAGATTGAAACGAAATCATCTAATGTCGTGATTTGGTCATCGTGTAAAGTAGGTGAAGTAAATAATGTATCTATATAAATAGCTCCGCCATCTCTAGCAGCAGGATTATATGTGTCCCAAAGTGATGTAGGAATACCAGCATCTCCTGTTGCATTGTATAAAGAATCTAAAAGAAGAGTACCAGTTTCAGGTAAAAGATCCATACCTGGGTTAGAAGGTGAAAGATTATCCTGTATCTCAGTACCTCCGGTTGATCCGTCTATATTCTTATAATATGTGTAATCTGCAAATAGATTTTGGTTATAAGATAAGAAATTAAGATTTTTAGGAACTACTGTAATATCAGCATCTGGACCTATCTCATCAATTAGGTGGTGACCAACTAAATCAAATACTGATGAGTTATCTACTAGATCGTCTAAAGCTTCTTCATTAACAGCACAGAAAATACCAGTAGTTGGTGTTTGGTTATTAATCAACGTCTGGATGTATCTTAGAGTACCGTTTTGATCCGTAAAGTTAGGAATTATAGTACCAGTAACGGTTAATACTATATTAACTCCATCAAGGGCTAAGAAATTATCTATTTGGGATTTAATAAATCCTTTAGATGTAAAGTATTGACTGTAAACTGGATCATTAGCTAAAGCTTGATAATCTGTCCAGTTACCACTAATTGCTATAACATCAATAAACCAATCTGAAAGATAATCGTATTGGTTCATATAAGAAGGAACGTTATCCGGGCCAAAATATTCTCTAGCTGTTATGTCGAATCCTCTTAAAGGGAATCTAGAATCTAAAGATTTTCTTACTATGATACTTACAGGACCCTGACCAATATTAACTATGCTGAATAATTTTCTTGAATCAGGCTGAGCACCAGAATTATCTTCAGTAGCTAATAAATATGTTGTATCAGGGAACCAGAATTTCTCCTTATTATAATAAGATGATAATAATTTATCTTGTTTTGTTAAAGGATCTGAATATCCACCTGTAGCATTAGCTCCATTTTGCTCTTCTGTATCCATAGAGAATGCTCTATATCTAGCTACATCTGCTCCAGAAGCATAATCAGGATCACCATTCTGATCTACAGTATTGTTTAGAAGTCTTAGGTTAAGAGCAAATATAGGTCCGCTTTGTAGACAAACCAATGCAGATCTGTGGAAGAAAGATCCTTTCTTCTCCATAGTCTTTTCTATTCCTCCAAATACTGATTGGAAAGTCGTAATATCCGGACAATAAACTGGTGTATTGAAAGGTCCAACGCTAGAATAACCTACCACCAATCTAATCGTGGAAGGATTGATAATAATGTTTTCACTAGCATCAAATTCTAATGTATAAACACCAGATGCTTTAAATTGGGATAAATCAAGTTTGACTTGTTTTGCCATTTTTAATTTTTATTTATATTCTAAGAAGTTATCCTATGACTTCTTTTTCTATGTATATATCATTCTTCTTCTAAGAATCAAGGAGTCCGTTTAAGAAAGTATAGTTTGAAAGATCGCTAGTTTTGTTTTGAGCAGCTTCTGTGTTTTCAGAAAGCCTTTCTTCTATCAGTTTTCTAAACTTTTCGGGGATAATATCATAAAGATCCATTACAGTTTCTTGAAAGTCTCCCCCATCGAAAACACAATTTATATTAACTAATGTCATGGCTTCATCATCTTTTCCTATTTGACTAGAGAAGCTTCCATTGGGATTTATTCCAAAATTTGCTAATTCGTGTATACCATTCTTATTTGATGGTATTATTCTGTAGGATCTTGTGTTTATTTTTAAATCATAGCAGAATTTTTCTTTATTCTTTACAGTTAGTTTAACCCCTGGTTTTAATTTAGTGCTCGCCTCAGAATGCTTTGTATAAACGAACATTTCATCAAAGAAATCTTCGGAATCTAGTAATTTATCCATTAGCATTTCACCTTTGTGATCTAGCTCTAAAACTATTCTTGTATTGTCTACTCCTAATACATCTACTATAAGAATCTCTAAAAATGCTTTAAACTCATCTATTTCGATAACATTAGATCTAAATATTCCAACTTGAAGTAAGCAAAAGAAATCGCTTTCGTCTTCAAAAAATCTTTTATTTTTTATTACGCTGCTAGGCATAGGTGCAACTTTAAAAATATTAGCAACAGAGTAGTCTCCTCCTCCACCACCAGCTGTATCTATAGAAATATAGAATTTCTGTCCGTCTTTTTCAAATATAGAGGTCGGATCAAATTTAGGATGCCATAAAAGATTAGAATAATCTATAGGACTTCTCTCAAATGGAGATAACTCATGAAATGTAAATTGTTCCTCCGCGCTTTTTAATCTTTTTAATGTATTTGAATCTAAAAGTAATCTGGACGATGATAAAAATTGACATCCGTACTCCTGATTAAAATCCTCCTCTGATCCCAGAGCAGCAATCTCTTTTTTCTTCCATTCCTCATCTCTTCCAGGAACTTGCCACCATTCTACCCTTATCGGATTAAATTCATTCTCTCCTTCTACTGCACCTTTGTAAATCTCCCAGAATTTATTCATTCCGTTAGGAGTGGATGTTATAATAACCCTGGCAATTTGTGAAGATGATATAGTAGGATAAACGGATTTAAAGAATTGGTTAATGAAGTTTGGATTAATATGAGCGAACTCATCCATGTATAACATGTGGATTGTATAACCGATAGACGATGTTTTAGTTGTCGTCTTAGCCATTATTCTACATCCGTTATCAAACTTCATGGTCATTACGTTATAAACAACTAGACCGGGCTTTAAAAAGAAAGGTAATCCCTTCATGATAACCTTTATCTTATCCATTAATTCCGCTGCTGTATCTCCGATGTTTGCCATAATCATGGCATTTTTTTCAAAATTAAATAGGAGATACCACAATAGAAATATAGATGATGTAATTGTTTTTCCTGATTGTCTTGGAGATACGAATACGTTTTTTCTGTGGTGTTGATATTGGTTTAGTATCTGGATTTGATAATCTCTTAACAATATTTGTCTAATACCTTCGTCGGTCATAACGTGACAGTAGGTATTTGCAAAATAAACTACGTCCTCAGCACATTTTTTAATCTCTTCTAATTCCCATTCGGTATATTCAAAAAGAATGTTACCTTTTCTTAACTCAGGATCGTTTTCGTGGAATGGATTATCAACATCTTTATAATCTATACCATTTTCTTCAGCGTCATATACTAGTCTTTCAACTTTAGCACTGGACCAGAAATTACTTGACTTTTCTTCCTTAACACTCATAATTATTCAAATATGTCGTCGTCTAGCTCAAAGTCTACGTCTTCTTCACCTCCCATTAAATCGGACGTTCCTCCAAATTTTGTTCTAGGATTTATTAAACTATCATCGGGAGTAACTATTTCAGCATCTTTTACCATGTTTCCGTTCTTCATTACATTCTGAAGATTTTCCATTAGGCTCCTAGTTCCTCTAGCTTTTAAAAGATCCTCGTTTTCTTTGGATTGTATTATATTTCCGTTTTCATCAAACTGTATATCACCTCCTCCTTTTTTGATCTCCTCTGATTCAGATTTTAACTGCTTGTAATTTTTCTCCATCTGAGTCATATAGGATGAAAAATTCTTAGGCATTTGCATAACTTGATTTTGTAGCTGTGCTAGAACTTCAAAAAGTCTAGGTTCTACTCTTCCAGAATCGATCTCCTCTATAAGCTTAGCTATGGCGTGTTGGGCAGTTCTTATCTGAAAAGCCATTGTAGAGATGCTCATAGCGTCTATTTTCTGCTTGTGTTTAATGTATGAATCTTCTGATATGTTCTCCACATCGTTATAAAACTTTGATAGGGATTCAAGAATAGCTCTTGCTTCCATTTCAACCTCGCTTTTAACAACATCCACCTTTAACTCACGATGTGGCTTTATAGGGGGAATATCCGGTGTACCTAGTCCAGATAGCATTTCATCAGCTAGTATAATACTATCCAATTTATCCTTAAGGTTAAGTTCCTGTTCTTTAGATAAATTGTGATTTTTTGGTTTTCTTCTTGGCATAAATTATCTGTTTCTGGCAACTTTTGGAAGTTTCAGTACAGGCTTAGCATTATCTATAATAATTGCTAATTGTGCATCACCTACAATATTTTGGTTAAGCATAGTTGACTGTTTTTCCTCTTCTACCATTTGTTTAAAAAATCTATAGTTTGTTGCCCATAATGGACATGATCTAGTTTTGTACGAATAATTATTAGTTCCATAAAAAGGACTATCATAATCTTCTTCTATTACTGGAGGTATATCAAAAGTATAAGCCTGTGTTGTAACGCCATCTAATGAATGGACTAGACTTAGATCAGAAGTTTGTGTTGCAGGATTATCTGGATCATAGGTTAATCTCCAAACTTTTATCGAGTATTGTCTAAATATATTAGAGAAATTAAACACAAATCCATACCAATCATCGGTTGTTGGTATAAATTCTCCTATTGTACTAGGTATTCCTGCTCCAAAAGGAGATAATATCTCTAGATTGTTTATCATAACTCTTATACTACCAGATTGTAAATAGCTGTTATCTGTTGGACTCGTAACCGCATTAGATCCGCTCCATATTATATCTATCATTATCCCTTGACCGTTATAATATCCGTCAAACAATATTCTAGATTGTGCTTTTTGCATTTTCCATCCTGCAGTTGTTACAGGAGCAGCAGCTCCTTCATCTTTAATTGTAAATCTAAATTGATCATCCACAGATAATAATTCAAATCCGCCAGACCTATTTCCATCTGCTAGTATAGAAACGAATCCGTTGGGATTTTCTCCCATAGATAATTTATGAACAATAGGATAAGTGCTATATGTTATCTGTCCCGCTCCTATATTATCTATAGTAATTGGTATTTTAGGGGCGGGCTTAGGCACTAGCTTACTTCTATCTAAGTAATTTCTCATCCTAAACCAACAAAGAAATGATCTCTCCTCGTTTTCGGTTAAAACAGGATCAGCTTTCCATCTTACTGCATCTCTTTCCATTACTAATAGTGCTGGTGATGCAGGATCTACTTGCCCTTGAGCATCTATAAATATTTTATCCAGATCGTAATAATTATTAAAAACTATTGTCCAGTTATTATTAAGGTCATATTCTATTATAGGGAGATCTTTATTTATATAGGATCTTATAGGATCTTCCAATCTTCTTTGTGATGTGATAGCATACTGTTGTGGTTTGGTCAATTCTATCTCCTCGTTTTTAACCTCTTCTCCAAACAATTCTTTAGTATTAACAGTGTAATCTAATAAAGCAGATTCGGCTTGCGGGTCTAAGAAAGTTGTATTTTTCTTAACCTCGTATTTAGTTAATTGTATTTTAAAATATACTGGATAATTGTTAATATCTCTAAATACGTACATAGAATCTATTTGATAAATTCTATTAGTTATTGGGAAATAGATAATATCTCTTTTTCTTGGCTGTGATCCTTTCCCGAATATACTCTCGAAATATTTTCTATCTATATGGATTTCAAAAGGCTGATTAAAGTTTAATCCCCACGAATCGAATGTTAAAGCAGCATCAGGGAACTGGTTATTAGGTACCATGACCTTAACACATTTCTCATCCACAACATTAAATATATTGTACTCCTTAAGAACTACGTCTCTTCCTCTTCCTTGTGGTTGTACGGAATAGTAAACAACCTCATGACCAAATACATTATTTACTATCTTACTTAGATCCTGATACATGTTTATAGATCTGTTAATATCATATGGTCTAAAAGTAAAATCGCAATCGGAGAAAACTATAGGATAATTCGTCAGCTCTTTACTACATAAAGGAGCAGGTGGAGCACTCATCAGATCTCTAGGATCCACAGTTTTATATTGTAGATCTAGCTCAAAATCTAATAAAACTATCGGTGGACTTAAAGAAGTACCAGGAGGATAATAAGGACTAGAATCCTCATCAGATACAGCAGTTAATCTTACCTCTATCCAGAAAGGATTATCTGGTGAAATAGGAATACCTGAAATAGATTCTTGCGTTAAAGGAGACCAAAGCGACCAATTGGAACCATTTATACTCCATCTATATTCTAGATATAGGTATACGTGAGGAGGATTTTCCCCACTAGTATCTATTACCCATCCATTAAAAGACTGTACATTTTTGAATGGTTCTGACCAGGATATAATTCTATAATTCCCTATTGCAGAAAAATCTATCGGGCTATCTGCCATTTTGGAGCAATGTTTTTAATATATATCAGAAAAAACAATATGAAAAAATTCAGAGCAGCTATGGAGAAGTTTAGCTTTGCGCAACTTACTTCAAATTCAGACGGTAAAACATCAGGAAGTGGTACTGCAGGGCTTTACGTGGTTTTTATAGGTGGTATATGCTTTCTATTGGGATGTATAGATAAAATGTTCTTAGGTAATAACGTGGATATCTTAACACAGTCTATTATATTCGTATCTATAGGATCTGCGCTTCTAGGATACAGAAAATCTAAAGATTCAGGAGTTTCTGAAATGGAAGAATCTGCTAAAGAAGTAGTAGAGGAAAATAGAGAGGACCAGCCACTAAATTCTTAAGGATTTGAAGGAGCTTCACCAGTTGCTCCAGTTGCCCCGGTTATATCCTTCTTTATATCGTATATCCCTAATCCTGATATTATTGTGCTATTATCCGGAGGTGCTGTTCCTAATTCAACATTAAGTTTTATTCCGCCCTGCATTAGATTCCCTCTAAATCTTTCGGTTGTTTGATCTATATCAGGTAAATATGTTTCAAGTTCCATTGAAAAACTTAATGTTATACCCTCGCCTCTTTGAGATCCATATGACATTTGGAAGTTATTAGGTTGTTTATCTGGCGGGGCATCTCCCAAGCTTACTTGAACTGGGATTCTAAATCCTTTATAGTAAAAGTAATAAACGAATCTTTTATAGATTATTTCTAATACACTTTGCTGTATTTTAAAAGCGTCTAGAGTTGTATCTGCTTTTATTTTTGCGTTTACTGATATACCTAAGGGAATTGGATAGAAATAAGATGAATAAGTAACCATCTCGCTCCCGTGCTCTTTTTCTATTTCCTTAGCATAAGATCCTCTAACGAATTTAGTAGTTGCTGATCCTGTGTCTATTCTTATAGATCCCATTTCTAAAACACCTCTAGGAATCACATCGTAGTTTCCCTCTGCAAAAGCAGGCTTACCGTCGCAATCTTCGTACGATAAATAAAAATCCTGTAGGAAAGGCTCATCCCCTACCATAGAATAGAAAAAAGGTATAAAGATCTTGGAAACGTTCTGTTCGCTATCAACTTGCTCGTAAGTTATAACCTCATTTAGTTTACTTAAAAGACCTATTATTATGCCTCTAAAAAATACGTCGTCTGTGTTATATTTTTCTAAAAAATTCATTATTAATTATTATCTAGTATTACTGAGGTTTTATCCCTTATTATCGGTTTACTTCCATATTGATAAGGGTCCTTTTCTAAATCTATAACTCTTATTTGAGATTGAATATAAATAGGGATCTCTCTCATTTTAAATCTTAAAGGCTGTTTAGAAGAATTTGTATAATCTGGATGATAAAAATCTCCTGTAGCATATTCAAGATCTGAAAGTTCTCTACATTCGTAAACAAGAGAAGCTGTTACAAATTTGAAATATTTCTTAAGTTGTGATATTCCATCTTTTTTGTTAACGGGAACTTTAAATCTGTAAACAAAATATTCTTTCTGTGGTATATCGTCTGCTAACGAATCACCTTTTACAACAAGAAAATAGTTAAATGTCTGGGTGAGATTTCTTATCGATTCTGTACCTGCTGGATATATTTCTGCCATGTTTTATATATCCTATGACATCTTTTCGAAAATAATATCTGAAAAATTATTCTTTTTAGATATTTCTATCTTATAATCAAATATTTCAGTAGGCATTGGAGCATGATTTATTACAAATATATTCATGCTAAGATCATCTGATAGTTTTCTTAACGTACTAAGTATGCTATGAACTCCATCCGGATCTACTGAACTAAATATTTCATCAAGGAAAAGTATGTTTACTGAAGAGAATCTTATTTTCATTAGCTTTATCACTGCTATAAGAACTGCAAAATCTACTTTTTTCATTTCTCCTGTCGAAAGTGTTTGTGGAGATATCTCCTCGCCTAGGTGAAAAATCTGAGCATTGAACTCCTCGTTAAAAACAACTTTATAAGGTAAGTGCAAAGATAGGAGTGTATTTAGTATCTCATTATTCAAGGAAGGCAATATAGATTTTATAGCTAATTGTTTTACTCCTTTTTCACTAAGTACTTCGTCTAAAGTTTTTATCCATCCCTGTTTTTCTTCGAATAAAGATTTCTCTTGGTTGAAACTAGTTAAATCCTCATTTGCCTGCGACAACAACTTCCTTATAGAATTAGCTTCGTCATTGTTTTTAGCAGTTTTAAGATCTTTTATTTTACTTTGAAGAGTTTTTATACCTGTTTCAATTTTACTTCCTTTAGAGAAAAGATCGTTCTTCGTTTCTGTTATTTTATTTTGTGCTTTTTTTGCATCCTCGTAGTTGCTTTTTAGAACTTTTACATCATCCTGATATTTTTCTTTAAGCTTACATAGATCGTCAAATATAGATTTATGAAATTCAGTAGATAGATCTGAGGAACAAGTTGGACATTTATCCTGATTGTATAAATTTATCTTGGTATCTAATTCCTTCATTTTTGAAACTAGATCGCTATACTTTTCATAGGAAGTTGTTACTGATTTATTTACTTGATTTTCCTTTGTTCTAAAAGATTTTATTTTATCGGTGTGTATTTCAAGAAGAGATTTATAATTTTCTAGCTGTTCTTCAGTTTTTTCTATTTCACTACCGGAATTTTCTATTATTTTCTGCTGTAGTTCCTCTAATTCTTTTTGAGAAGCTGCTATAGATCTTCCAGTAGCAAATATCTCACCAGACAATCTATCAATAGAGGACTTTATACTTTTGCTCTCTTCTTTTAAAATATCCCTCATCTCATTTAGAATATAGAATCCGAATATCTTGTCTATTATAAGCTTCTTATCTGCAGTGCTCATTTTTAGAAAGCTCTTAAAATCGTTTATCGATAAAGATATGGTGTTATTAAAAACATAGTATGGAATTTTTAAAATATCATCGCTTAAATAATCTTGTACATTATTCTTTCCTGCCTGATCATAGTTATTACCATCTATTGATAGCTGGAAAATAGATGGCTCTAAACCTCTTTCAACCTCGTATGTTTTCCCGTCCTGCTCGAAAGTTATTTTCATCCAAGCATTCTTATTAGATCTATTAGGTATATCCTTTAATTTTTTACCCTCTAATTTACCATAAAGACCGAAAGTGATTACATCGGATATAGTAGATTTTCCTACCCCATTCTCTCCAACCACCTGTATTAAACCTGATTTTTCTGGTAATTCTAATTTTTGGAGCTTGTTACCATAAGAGGCAACGTTTCTCCATTCAATCTTCTTGATCTTCATTTTCCTTAACTTGTACGGATATTTTATGTAATAGTTTTTCTATTGCGTTGTATATTTTGGTTTTCTTCTCTTCCTCATAATTGCACTTTTCTAAATAAAGTCTAGTAAGATCTAGTATAGAAAAGCTCTTCCCCTCCAAATCGTGAAATCCTTCATCTACAACTTCTTGGTCTGGATTTGTTATAGGAGTAAAAGATATCTTAAGTGGAGGATTCACATATTCAGTTAACAATCCTAAAGGAGCTTTTACCGCTAATTCTGGATCTACAAGTATATCAATAAAATTGTTTTTAAATATAGGATTTAATTCAGATGGATTAGAATTTAATACCTTATCAAAAGTCATTCTTATAAACTTAGGAGAATAGTCATTATCGTAATAATCCTCATAACCAGTCTCCAGATCCAAAACTGTTATTCCCTTGGGGTTATCCGTATCAGATCTTGTAAGCTGATAAGGTGATCCTAGCATTCTCATTTTTCCAAAAGTCTGAGAATAGTGAATATGCCCAGAATATACTCTTTCAAATTTATCTATGTCTGTATATTCTAATCCTTCGTCTATTCTAACAAACTTATTAAACATTAAGCCTTTTAGATCTGTATGGCAAAACATATAATTGTGAGGCTCGCTTACTTTATTTAAGGTCTCTCTTTCAGCCTCGTGGTCTTTCCTCCAAGGCATAAGAAAAACTTTTCTTTCACCCATTATTATAGATTCTGGCTCTTCATATATTTTTATTCTAGGAATCCATTTTAAAGATTTTAGTGAGTTTACCTCGTTTGTATTTTTTCCATATATGTCATGATTACCACATATTATAAAAATACCATCCTTAAAAATACCTGATAGCTCCTCAAATATTTCTATTCCCAAATTAAGAACTCTAAGATTTAATGATTGCCTGCTATCATATACATCTCCTAGGTGTACAAGACAATCACCAGGCCTATAAATTTTCTTACATAAAGGTATAAACCAATTCTTAAAATAATTTTCATGTATCTCAATCCAATCGTTAGAATTATTTCTAACCCCTAGATGCGTATCAGTAATAAATATTATTCTTTTAATATTGGGAAATTTCTCCATTAAAATATCTTTTTGATTCCTTTCTTACCTAAAATACCATATTTTTGATCCATTTCTTGCACTATAAGCTCTTTATATTTCATATGAATAGATTCATAAGCTTTCTGATAATTTATCGCCGTATAGTCACAAATAGCAACAAATTTTTCAACCATACTAAATTCAGTACTCTCTAGCTCTTTTAGTATATCTTGAAAAATTAGTGGGATAAGATCCTTTGGGATTTTCTTACTTGGACTTATTACCGTCCATCTAGATGCTTGAAATATCTCGTCTATCTTATCATTTAAATTACAAGAATATATGTAATCCTCATCCTCGTAAGTGACAACTGATTGCAAGTTCCTATAGTCTAAAGATGGATCAATTTCGAATTCTTCATCCTCAGCATCATCTTTTTTCGAATCCTCTAATTCCCCATCTATGTTAAGGTCATCTTTTTCATCTTCGATTAGCTTTTTTTGTTTTTTCATTAATCATTCATTATTTGAGAATTGGGATCCTCTGAAATTCTCATGTGATTGTAGTCAACAATAAATTTCTTGTAGGAATTTTTATATCCCTCGTCCCTATTTGCTAATAACTTTAGCTTATATTCGTTATTCGTGTACATCATAGGATCTTGAATAATACCAAACATCCCATCTACAGTAGCAACTAATCCTGATGATTCAGATGCTGAATTCATACTTAAATCTGTTGCATCAAATTCGCTTTGTTTTGTTTGAGTTGCAGTAACAATAGCCCAGTGGTTTCTTTGAGCTGCAGCTCTTAAATCTTCTGCGATTTGCTTGATCTTCATATATGTATTTTCAGAATTTGGATTTCTCCAGTTCTTCATGATATTAATATAGTCGATAATAACTATTTTAAATTTAATACCCATTATCTGTTCAACTTTAGTCAGCCAATTTTCTACGTCTATAGCGGATGCCTGAGATGTTGGAAATTCTTTAACTATCAATTCACCAGGAGTTCTTAGATTTTCAAAAGCTAAATTGGTAATTTTCTTTTTTATAAGAGCATCATTTTCAGCAGACTCTTTGTATTCAGACATTCTAATACCAAGAAGATTAGATCCTAATCTTTTCATATATTTAGTATCACCCAGCTCTAGCGTAATGATAGCAACATTATTAGATGCACGAATAGCTTGAGTTGCTATGTTACCTAGCCATAGTGTTTTACCTACCTTAGGTTGACCTAAGAAAACATATAGGCCTTTTGCTGAAAATCCACCTCCTAAACAGAAATCAATATAATCATATCCACTAGAAAATGTTAGGTTAGCAGGCTGCTTGTGTGATTCAGGATCTCTGAAGTTAAGTCCCATATCAAAAGAAAAGTCGACCTTATTCCTGTCGACTACAATTGATTTATAGGTATTAATTACATCTTTGATATTATCGGGAGTTACTTCAGTACTTCTTATATAATTTATTGAATCAACTGCACTTTTTTCTAATGTTTTCCATTCGATCCAGGATTCTACATTCTGTTGAAGCCATTCATTATCATAATCCTCCAGATTTATCAACCACATTGAATCTAATAAAGAATCCGTTAGTCTATCATCTATCTTTAAAAGTTTTGCTGATTCTCTTACTTGTACTTTACTAGGTATCTGTTGATATTTTTTCCAGAAAGATTTTATAACTTTGAATGCTTCCTGATAGTCTGTGTTTTTAAAAAAACTAACATCAGTAGCATCTATATAAGCCGGATTATCTATAACCGCTCTAAACCAAATATTTTCTAAGTGTTGATTCTGCATTTTCTAATAATGTGGATTGTCCTTTATTTTATACCAATTTTTATTCCCTATACTTTTCTCTGTTTTCTCAAATACTCCAGTTTCTATTAATTCTTTTACCATTTTTCCCTGATTAGTTTTCTCCCATCCAGGATTTAAAAATGAATTAAATGTTTGATCTGAAAATTCACCATCAGGTCTTCCGTCTCTAACTAGGTAGGAATTTAATTCGTAGATTATATCTTCCTTAGTTGGGTATTCAGGAAGATCTTTCCATATACCTAGGAGATATTTCATTTTAAGCTTACTCTTCTCCATTCTCTTCTATTTCTTCTTCACTCTCTGGATTAGCCAAGATTGCTAATTCGTTATCATCGAAAAGATCTGGTAATAAGAAATGCGGCTTAATTGCTTTCTCATCAATCATATGTAATACCTCATCAGTAAATATTTCAGATGTGAATAACTGTGAAGAAGTAACAGTTTTTCCTAAGTGCTTAATTGCCCAACGAGTTGAAGAAGCATTAGGAGTAAATTCCATTTCTCCTGTTTTCTTATCTACTTCAAGTTTTCCTCTCTCGATTCCACAAATGTCCCAAGATACAAAGTCTTGTAATCCGACATACGGATTCATACCATTCATGAATGAAATATGGAATTTAACTGCGTATGGTCTAGTAAATCTTGCTTTCTTAGGAGTAGATGTAACAACAATACCAGTTCTTGTATTATCGCTTCCTTCTTTTAACTGTGCTTTAGAAAGCATAATTACATTACTCATAGAGAAAATAGGTCCATCACCACCTGCAGCTTCTTTTGTTGGCATAAATCCTCCGATGTTTCCTGTAGTAGTGTGATTGGTACAGATTAAAGGTATTTTAACTGCGGTAAGGTCTAGTGTAATAACACGGAATAATGATCTCATTTCTTTAGATCTAATACCCATATCCATTGCGCTTTTACCTTTTAAAGCATCACCTGCTTCTTTATCGGTTGATAGCATACCCAAAGAATCTAAAACCAGAGCAATTTTTGGTTCTGCCCCGTCTTTTCTATATTGTTTAACCTTGTCGACTAGATTAGCTACAAAAACTTTGAAATCTGAAATAGTCTTAATCGGCTGATATCTGACCTTGTTTGTGTCGATACCGAATTTTTTTGCACCTGATTTATCAATAGCACCTTCTGTATCGCAATAGATTACATTATAATCTTTTTTCTGTGCCTCTCTTACGATATTCATACATAAGAAAGATTTACCTGTTTGTGGATCTCCTGCAATACCCATCGATCTATTGTTTGCAATACCCCCGAATAAAGTACCAGATAATTGGGCATTTAATAGGTAATTACCAGTAGGAATCCAATCTCCGACTTCGGAGAAATCGTTATTTTCTAGAATTGAGCCCATTTCAAATCCTTCTATCTTAGATAGTGATTTGTCTAGTTCTGCGAATGAAAATTCTTTCTTTGCCATATTAATTAAATTATTTATTTATTTTACACACTGATCTTCTAATGATTTCAGAATCTCCTAAATTTTCGTTTTCAAATCTTCCATCCATCTCTCTAAGGATATAAAGATCTTTACCGATTTCTTTTGCTATATTTTCTAATTTGTCTCTTTCTTTTGTTACGTCGATATCTCCATACCAAATTTTCCCCTCTCCCAAAACAAAAATGTTTGAATTAAAATAAACTTCGTTATCTGGAAATTTATCCATATAACCTGATTTAGAATGAGAAATCATTCTACCTAAATTAAGACCCTCAAAATCAAAAAAAATACTCATGATACCAATTTTTAATTACATATAGATATTATACTATGATTTTTGATTTTGATTCAAAAAACACGAAAATATATTATTTTATGCTGTTTTTTAAACGGAGAAGTTTCGAGCAAAGCTCAAAATTTTGATTTATCTCGTTCCATTTTATTAGATAATCCAGTGTTTGTTTAGTGCTATCTGGATTTTGTTTTAAAGACTCCTCTAGAAGATAAGGAGAAGAAAGCCATAATTTACTTTTCTTTTCTGGATCTATAGAGTACTCAGGTTCCTCTATATGCAAAAAAAATCTGCCATCAGCAGATTTTTTGATATATCTTTTTCCCTTTCCCATATTATATTATATGGGAAATTTAGATAAAGTTTCTTTTTATTTTACCTTCTGTGATATTTTTAAAATCACAGCACATTTCTCATATTCTTCAGTAGATTCGAAGTGAGAAATCAATCGTTCAAAAAGATCGGTTTCTAAGAATTTATACAAAGGACTTTCTTTCTCAAATGCTTTTTCTCCCTCTCTTTCAATATAAGAATATAACTTTCTAGATTGTTGATCGTACATTTTATCAATTTCTTCTTCGAAATTTAAGTGTTTGCTTATTTCTTCTGGTTCCATATTGTTTTTTTTATATACCAAATGTAGAGCAAATGGTGGTTTTAAAAAAATGATTCGGTTAATATTTTTGATAATTTGTAAATATTTCTTCCCCCATTTCTATATCCCTTATTGCAAAAAAAATTATTTTGTTTTTTAAAGTATCTGTTTGCCAATCTGCATTGTTTTCATGATCAGAATGATTAAATATACTTCCATATCCTAAGCATATAGCTAATCCTTCACCACCCTTAGGCCAACTAAAAAAATGTTCATTCAATATTTCAGGATATTCACCCCGAGGGACTTTTATATAATGACATTCTTCTAATATTTCGCCGCTCTTTATTCTTTCAGAAGCAAAAACCCCTCTCCCATGAACTGGAGAATCATCTACATAAATTTTATTAGATCTGTAAAGCATAATACTTATACAATGTACGAATTAAAAATTTCATAGGATGATATATAGAATAAAAAAAAATATGAATAACATTCTCTCTATAGAAAATTATTTATTCGAAAGTGCTCCTATTAACTTTTTTTCGGAGGATCAAATTAAAGAATCTTTAAATTATTTGGAAAGTGAAGATCCTGCTATAATGGAAGCATGGTATAATACTGTTTTAGACTTTGCTGCTCTTATACCAGGGGTTGGATCAGTAGCGGAGGGAATAAATTTAGTTTCTTATGCTAAGCAAGGAGAATACTTATTAGCTGGTTTATGTGCTATTGGTTTAATACCAATTTTTGGACAATATATAGGTGCTGGTGGATCTCTCCTAGTTAAAGCATTAGGGAAAGGTAAAGCTTTAGGATCTACTATACTTAAACCACTAATTAATTTAGTAGCTAAATTTTTTCCTAAGATAACAGCTTTCTTAAAAAGCTCTAAGTTTATGACTAAATTTTCTGGAATAGGACCTTTTGTAGGTAAAATCATAGGATCTCTTAAAAACTTCGTAATGGGTGGAGGCTCAAAATTAGTAAAAATGGCATCTGATCCAGCAAAAATAAAATCTTTAAGAGGGATAACACAAGAGGCAAAATTTGCTAAAAAGTCATATGATTGGATGTTTGGAGCTAAAGATACTCCAAAAATATCAACTACCCCTACAACAGCTGGTTATTCAGGATCAGCAAACATTTCTCCTGAATATCAAATACCGGTTCCTAAAGATGCTTATATGGCTTATCAAGGAACTCCACTAAAAAACATAAGACCCTATACAGATAACGAAATATCGCAAGCTGAAATGGCTCAAGATTGGGAAAGATATCTATAAAAACTACAAACCCAGGATCTCTCCTGGGTTTTTTGTGTAGCATGGTTTAGATCTTAGTACCACAGCTTGGGCAGAATTTCCAAGATTGCTTTTTCATTCTTGTTCCACAATTTGTACAATAGTTTCTTATTGAAGATGATTCAATAGGTTTTTGCGATTCTGGTAATAATTTAATAGAGATATTAGAACGTGCAATAGATCGGAAAGAACCATTTACTGTTTCAAATATCTGATTACTAGAATCTCCTTTTTCTACCCTTCCCGTTTCGATATTATCTAATGAAGATTTAACAGATGAATTTACAGAATTGGAAGTGGTGAAAATATTGTTTACTGTGCTACCGCCAAAACTGTCACTATTACCTGAATAATAAAAACTGTCATTAGTACCTGAACAATAAGTTCCTACAATCCCAGATGGGCCATTATTTCCTGTAATTCCGTAAGTGGAGTAGCTACGGTATGGTCCAGTTCCAGTATTTATAGTAATGGACCCCGGATAGAAATCATAGGATGAAGTAGTGACTTCATCGTAGAAAAAAACTTCTACTAATCCATTATTCCTAATAGCGTTCATAACTACATTAGAATTTTCAACCTCATAGGTTTCAAAAACAAATTTATTATTTGAATCTATAAACCTCTCAAGATATACTCTTTCCCCTGGTTTTAAAACAATACCAGAATCGGAAATACTGTTACCATTGATTTGGATTTTTGCAAGTACCCTTGCTGTTGTTGGATTGAATAATTCAATCTCGAAATTCTCTCCGTCTTTTAGATAAACGGAATCGCCATAAATTTTGGCTCTGTTTCTGTTTCTTGTGATGTTTGCGGTACATCCGCCCACATTCACGCTTGGCGTTGAATAATACATAAAGATTATTTTATTTGGCCCCTTCCTTTGCTTCCATTTCTGAAAACTCTACGGTTTGTTGACCGGGAAGTGACTAGAAACCTCTAGTTCTATTATTATATAACTTTATTTAATAAAAGTTCCCGAATTTTGCTACTGGAATATATTCTTTTACTAGATCTGCGTGTATGACTTGTGGTATTCTTTTATATTCTTTATACCATTTATTGCAGACATAAATATCTTTTCCGTCTGGAGCATCTATTATTTCTACTATATCATACTCTCCCTCTTCGAAAGGACCAATAGGATGAGTAATAACCTTTCCTATTATTGGCATTTTTGTAACGTCCTCGCCGCTGTATTCTAGATTTTCTTTTATTGAAAATTCTTTTATTCTTTTTAGTCTCATTTTACTGCATTTATTCCTAGTGGGACAGTGTTAGCATTAACCTGTTTATTTTTTTCAGTATTTGCTAGGTCCTGTTGTTGTATCTCTTGATTTAAAGTAGGATCTTCTATTGAATCGAGTACACCTCTATAATATTCTAATGGCTTTTTTTCCCTATATGATTGTGGATCAGCAAAAGCACCAGTAAAGTTTCCTAAAATATAATTGTTATTATCATCTTGCTCAACATCACTATTAAATACCTGATCTACGTATTCATAGTAATCTTTTTTAGATTTGCCTCCTCCTGATGGAAATTTTTTAAAAGTTTCTACGTTCTTATCTACAACATAAGAAGGAAATTCCCATTTCCAATCTTTTCTGATAGTTTCTGGATAAAAAGTTATAGAAGCAAAATCCCCTGGAGATATCTCACCTTTAAGATTCATTTCACTAAGCCATGTTTTATAAAAAGATCTAACTAGATCTAACTGATCGACATTACTCATCTCCAATACATCGTTTGGACTGTAATTTTTACCAGTGTCTGGATTTATAAAATTTTTTAAAACTGAGGGAAGGAAGGATAATAACCCAACTTGACCTGACATTTCGTCTTTGTATTTTGGATCAAATCTACTCTCGTGAAATATAGTGTGTAATAACCATTGGGGTTTTATCCCAAGCTCTTCGGATATTTTAATTAATTTTTTTAAGAAATTATTACGATTTTCCTCTATGTAGCTCATATAAGGTAATTCAGTAACAGTTTCCATCTTATATGAGGCGGGTTCCATTTTTTCCACCTTCATATTTTCGAATAAGGAGAAGCTCTTGAAGTCTTTTAGATGTCTCAACATCTAATATATATCCTAAAGCAAATTCTTAAGCATTGGTTTTTCTGAAGCCCAAGCATGTAAGGATGTTATGTGCATTGTTAGCATACCTGGTTTAACATTTTCCCAGTTTTCTGGATCTTTTTTCTTACACTGTTCAATAAGCCAAAATACCTTTCTAGCACAAAGATAAATGTCATCTCTAAAGTGTCTGAAAAAATCGCAGGATCTTATATAATAAACAACGTGTACCCAATCGCCTCTTCTTATAAAGTGGTATCCTATAGTACAAGGAACTCTTTCTCCGTGGACTGATCCAGTATCTTCTGGATACCATATCGGTAAAAATGCTTGTCTGGTGAAAGGTTCCCTAACCATAAGATTAATAACATCTGCAAAATCCCCATAGTGGTATCTGATGCCTTTTAACGTGCATCCCGTATAATGTGTTGCTGATTCAGCCTCACCATATTTGCCCCAAATTCTTTCAGGATATGTATGTGAGAATTTTTCATTTCCACCGAATTCTGCATTATTTTTTTGTGCATATGGCCATCGAACATGAGAAGGCGGAGGATTAAGGGGATATCCGCCAACTCTTTCTTCGAAGTGTTCATCTGCCCATTCAAAATTGGGTTTAATTTGTTCTCCGATAGCTTTAATATCGGGATCCATTTGACAAGAGAATGAAAGATTTAATGTTTCAATCATAGCATATCTAGGATCATGTTTAATCTCCTTTCCTTGCCATTTTTCAGTATGAACAATATAGGAGTAATCATACATCTGTTGAGCAGTCCATTTGATCACATCATTAAACCTTCCAAATTTTTTCATCTAGATCTTTTCTTTATTATATGGTACTTTTTTTAAAGGTTTCTTATTTATGGAACCTATCAAAAGAATTTTTAGAAATTTTATTGAACCGTACTTTGCCAATAAATTCACCGATTGATAAACAATCAGTATAGCTCATAGCAGATTTAAGATAATCTTTAAAATTTTCAGTCCAACTTCCTAGAGTATATTCAACTGGTTGCATTTTAGAAATGCCTTCAGATGTTTTAAGTTCAGTTTTACCTAAACTCTTTTGAACTTCTTTAGTTGACATACCTCTAAATTTCTTATAGAATTTTCTTCCTGCTTCGAATTGCAATAATGTATCAATTGAATACTGGTCTATTTTATCCCCAGGTTCTGTCCAGGAATCATATTTTCTGTTCCCTTCATATGTTTCTCCGCAGCTTTCTAGAGCTTTATTAAAAATACTACCTAGCATTACGTAATCTGCTCCAAGAGCTAAAGCTTTTATAACGTCAGAATATTTTTTGAATCCTCCGTCTGCTACGATTTTAGTAGTGATATTTCTTTCCTTTTGTATCTTAGCTGTCTCATAAATAAGAGAAGCCATTGGATATCCAATTCCTGTCTGTACCGTGGTTAAACAACCAGCCCCGTTTCCTATTCCCATTCTAACGTAGTCTGCACCTGATTGTGAAAGAGACAGGAAAGTTAATGGATTAGCACAATTCCCCACCATAAGAACTAAAGATCTTCCGTATATTTTTTTAGATGATTCTACAAGTTCTTTGATAAGATCCATATGTCCATTAGCAATATCTATAAGTGCATAAGCCTTACTTCCTAATGGAATATTTGCTTGATTATCTATGAAGATTCTTTTAAAATCGTCAAGACCATAGGAGTACCACACCTTATAGTCAGTTGAAAAATAATCCAGGGTATATTCACCAGACAATCTAGGAATTATACCGTATATTTTATTTTCATTAAATATTTTAGCATTGTTAATGTCTATAACTGTATCCATAGGAGCAGTAAAAAGTGGAAGCATTTGTTTTTCGTCAAATACATCCACTTTTTTTCTAGATCTAATACTTGTGTGAACCTCTGGCTCAATCAGAATATCATCGAAGTCAAAAAGCATATTTTTTTATTTTTATAGACCAGTATTGTCTAAAAATTTCCAAGAAATATGATTTAAATATTTTTATTTTGGAAGATACACTGTCCAGCTTTCATAAGCATTTGAGAAATTTTTAATGAAATAACTGTAACCAGGTTTAAATGGTTTATGTCTCATTTTCATTTCTGCTTCAGAAGGTGTTTTTGAACCTTTTGTAACATTACATTTAGAACAACAAGTTGCTAGGTTTTCCCAAGTATTTCCTCCTCCCCTAGATCTAGGTATAACATGATCTATTGTAAGATTCTTAGTAGAATCACAGTATAAACACTTTAATCCGTCTCTTCTGAAGATATTCTCCCTAGTAGGTTTTAGCTTCTTAAACGGAAGAACGACATACTTTAAAAGCCTTATAACTGATGGTCTTTTATAAACTTGTTGATCTGTAACAATAGGATTAGATTCATCATGTTCTAATACCTCAGCTTTACCTTTATATACAAGTTTGAATCCCCGAGCTATGTCGGTAACACTCACTGGTGTAAAGTCGTTATTTAATACTAGAACTTTCATAATCTTAAGTTTTTACATATTGGTCATTGTATTTATCTTTTGTTTTCCTCTTCAACTGCTTCTAATTCTTTCTTGATACCTCTACCGTATTCTTCCGATGCTATACAAAAGGCGACGGATGCTTCAGAAACAGCTTGTATAATTTCTTCAATTGAAGGGGTTTTAGATACGTTTGTTTCTATTCCTAGTAAAGGTATTTTTAGTATCATATTTATTTATTTTTTTGTTTTCCCCCAAGGATTCGAACCTCGATTCTGTGGACCAAAACCACATGTCCTGCCAATTAGACGAGAGGAAAATATAAGTAGGTTTTACCCTACTTTTATGAATTCATTTCGATCAATTGCTTTTGCAATCCATCTGGATAATTCAGATCCTTTTATTTCCGAACCAAACTCAGTGGTTCCTAAATCTCCGGAAAGATTATAGGTATCCATATAAGCTGTTTCTTCGTCGCCATACTTTATTCTATCAACTGTCGAAATTGGAAATTGGTATAATCCACCTAAGGTTTCAACAGTGTAGTATAAATTACCAGCTATATAATGACTAAACTTAGCCATTACTTTAGACTTAAATAAGTCTTTTTTTACTTCATTTTTATCAAGCATAACCATTCTCCTTTTTCCATTTTTCGTGCATCTGATTAATTGTGTGATAAGGACTTCCTTTTCCTTCTACTATTTCATCAAATCCATTTTCTTTTGTTATAACTGATTCGTCAGCTTTTATTGTTCCTTTAAATTTATCACCGTAGCTTCCTTCTACTTTTCCTGTAGCAGGATTTACATCTCCCCAATTACTTCTAAAACTTCTTGGCTCAATATACTCTACGTAATATTTTTTACCTGTCTCTGGGTAGGTTACTACCTCTCTTCCAGTCTCATCCCTGTTGACTAGGAAGGTTTTTCTTACATCTTCCATAATTGTTGTTTTTAGAGCCTTTGACAGGGATCGAACCTGCGACATCTTCATTACAAGTGAAGCGCTCTACCAGCTGAGCTACAAAGGCATGGGGTGACAGAGGGGAATCGAACCCCCGACCTTCTGAACCACAATCAGACGCTCTAACCAACTGAGCTACCGTCACAGTAGCGAGAGAGGGAATCGAACCCACGGCCTCAAGGATATGAATCTTGCGCTCTAACCAATTGAGCTATCTCGCCATATAAAAGTGGAGGATAACGGATTCGAACCGTTGGCCTACTGCGTGCAAGGCAGTCGCTCTAGCCATCTGAGCTAATCCCCCTGGAGCCGGCTCCTGTGATTCAACAGGAGGATCACCCGGCATTTATTTCTTAAAGTATTCCATTTTCATTCCTCTTTTGAATCCAATATTTATTAGATTCTCTAATTCATCAGAATTTACTTTTTTGTTAATTTTAAGATCCTCGTTATAAATCCATATTTTTCCGTATTGCGAATTTCCTTCCCCCTTTTGATGAATTGAGTTTGCTTTGCCTATCTTTTTCTTTGATTCATTTGTGTGGGATTTACCTCTAAAAGAATTTTTACCAGCATTTATAAATATTTCTCTATAGTATGGGTCTTTCCATAATTTTTTAAAAGTTTTACTACTAGAATCTTTTATTTTTTTTATAAATTCCTCGTCTTTCCAATTTTTTTTATTTGCCGATATAGCTCCTTTAGATCTAGATTCTCTAGCCCATCTTATATCCCCTTCACCGCCAAGATTAAGATTCATACATAGAGGATCTTTTAATAATTCCTCGTTTATTAGCTTTATCTCTTTATCTACTAATAATTCTCTATTTTCAAAGAACTCTAGAATTTCTTTTCTGTGAGCATCTTTACCGTGCTTTTTAACAGAATTTTTAATTCTTTTTCCTCCTCCGAAATAACCATCTTCTAAGTTATCTGTGGAGTGCATCCCAATGTAGTACCTCTCATTCTTAAGACATGTTATCTTATAGATATAATGATACTTTTTTTCTTTTCTTGCCATCTTGTACGTTACTTAGACTATATATCCAAGTAACGGTACAAAATGGGGGCCGAGCAGGTACCCGGAATCGAACCGAGATCTTCTGATTGGAAGTCAGAAGTAATAACCGTTATACGATACCTGCATTTGGTCGGAGCGGAGGGATTCGAACCCCCAATGCCGTAAGGCGGCTGATTTACAGTCAGCTGAGCAGCCAATTGCTCAACACTCCGAATTGCGGGGAAGGCTGGATTCGAACCAGCGACCTACCGATTAACAGTCGGGAGCTCTACCGCTGAGCTACATCCCCAGTTTTGATTAGAGAATATTTGATCGGGGTGGTTTTTGGTTCAAATTTTACAAGTTTTGAGAAGTAACCCCTTTCACCGCTTCTAATCAATATTAGGATTAGAGAATATTTAGATTTGGTTTGTAACCTGCTCTACCGCTGAGCTAATCTGCAGAAGGTCCAGGACTGTCTACAAATGAGGGATTCGAACCCCCGACCCGGGCATTAAAAGTGCGAAGTAACCAAATCTACCGCTTCTAATCTTGTAGTCCCTGAGGGATTCGAACCCCCGACATTCTGCATGTAAGGCAGACGCTCTACCAGCTGAGCTAAGAGACTGGTTGTGGTTGACATATAGAATCTTTAGTCTACTAAGGCAAGACCTCCATTTCGGGTTCCGTTAACTGATTCGTCTTTATAACCCCATACGGAACAAGCAGGGTAACCATGTTGACATAGAAGGATTCGAACCTTCGGCCTTTGACGTATCAGATCAACGCTCTAACCAACTGAGCTATATGTCAATTTTGCGGAAAGAATTGGAATCGAACCAAATACCATTTAAGGTACGCTTCGCTTAGCAGGCGAGCCCCGTCACCATCAGGGTTTACTTTCCTTTTTAATTAGTTTTTTTAATCTTTTAATTAATCTTTTACTGTGTTTAAAACTAATACCTTCTCTTCTTAAATTTTCTTTACTTGAAGCAAAGCTTCCTTTTACTATCACTTTTTCATCCATAGGCTTTATTATTTTATTTTTTGGAGGTCGTGACTGGAATTGAACCAGTGTTACTAGTTTTGCAGACTAGCGCCTAACCACTCGGCCACGCGACCTTATTTATTTTGAGATCCCGCCTGGACTCGAACCAGGATCAGAACATCCGTAGTGTTCCATTCTAATCCATTGAACTACAGGACCTTTTGTGGAAGTAGAAGGACTCGAACCTTCGAAGCCGAAGCGCCTGATTTACAGTCAGGTGTAATTGCCGCTATACGATACTTCCTTTTGCACGCCAGGTAGGAATCGAACCTACAACCTTTGGTTTTGGAGACCAACACTCTACCAATTGAGCTACTGACGTATTTAGAGGAAAGGAGAAGATGGTTGCGTGGACATCTCCTTTTATGATTAGCTTTACTTAGGTGTATATCTCCCAACTCCTATGATATCAGCCGATATACACTCTCGAGCTATAGACATCATAATTCCCTAATCAACCTCTTGTGATCCCGGAGGGGCTCGAACCCTCGACTCCCTCATTAAAAGTGAGGTGCTCTAGCCAACTGAGCTACGAGATCATTGTTACTAAACTTGTTTTTGTAACACTAAACTAATAATGTTTAGTAAGACAATTTCTTGTTTAGTATTGTGGAGCAGGTGGGAATCGAACCCACATGGCCGGATTTTCAGTCCGGTGCATTGACCAACTTTGCTACCGCTCCCAATTTCCAATATGTCAAAGAACAAATAAAAAAGGCTTCGAAATTATCGAAGCCTTTTCCAAAATATCTAAATGATTATCTGTAATTAGCTTCGATCGGGTTCTTTCCCCTTAGCCCAAAACGCCACCGTTTGATAGCAGCCGTTAATTTGGCTGTTCATGCGATTGATGTTATGTTTACTACAGTTTTTCATTGTTTCTTTATTATATATCTTTATTCTGATATTGTTTCACAAAAGTATGATAAATATTTTGAATAAAAAAATGATTTTTGATTTTTTTTTGATTTTTATTCTTCCTGCTCTTCTTCTTCCTCTTCCTCTATTATTTCCAATTCTGATATTATACCTTCGGTGGTTTCTCCTTCTATTTCATCCCATGAATATTCAACTTTGGTTGAATCCCATAAAGAATTTCTATCAGTGGATATTTTTCCCTCCGCTAAAAGTTTTATCTCCTCTGATGTGAATTGTCCTTCGGCCATTTCTAAGGCTTCCGTGTAATCAGAAATACCTTCAAAGCTTATTCCGTTCATTACATTTAAAAAAGATCCTAAAGCAAAGATAGAAGCTTCATTTCTATCTTTCCCTATTCCTGTAACTGTAAAATTAACGTCGGCATCGGGATTAACATGAGCTACCTTCATTGTAACTCTGCTCATTTTTTGTGGTTCCATAATAAAAATTTTATAATTTAGGTTGCAAAGTTAGAGATCAAATGAATAATAAGAAAATGATTTTTTTTAAAATTACGTTAAAAATTTTAGTATTTTTTCTTTTACTCCTGATTGTTTTATCCCTTCGTTATAAGGTTTTGTTGTCATTACAAAGTTATCTAACTTAGAAAGATCCATATCATCTACAGCAACCCAATGAGTTACTTCCGGATGATCTTCCAACCATTTTTTAATCTCTATTACTCTGATAGCTTCGTATAGATTTTTCCATTTAAACATACCGAATCCGCCTTCATCGAAATCTTTCATATTAGGAGTAAGATCTATAGGAGGTTTAATACCTCTAGTAATATACATTTCTCTCATTTTCTCTAGATTACCCCAGTTTTTCCAATCTGAAGAAACTACTATCTCACATCCTGTCTCTTCTATAATATCGTTTAGTACCTTAACAGCTTTACTATCAAAACTATCCATACGTATATCTAATGGAGTTTCAGGATTACTATCGTATCCTTTTTTCTTAAATCGGCCACCCCACTGCGGGGATAAGCAAATTACTCCATCATGATCTAAGAATAATACTTTCATTTTTTTAATTATTAAATGTGTACCCTCGGAGAGACTCGAACTCTCACGCTTTCGCACTAGATCCTAAGTCTAGCGTGTCTACCAATTCCACCACGAGGGCAATTGAGGATGAGAAGGCCTCTGTGTTGTAGGATTATGTTCACTTCGGTTTAAGTCCTATTTGCTCAATTCCTTTCTCAAGGGAACAACACAATATTATTTGCTATCTATGAAGATAAGGCCAGAATTAACCGGTGATAGCTAGCCCCTTTGCCTCGTAATTTATCTCAGGACTTCATCTATAGTGCAAGTGTACTTGCATTACCTCATAGAAGGTTCTTCTTATAAATGGGATCTCTCACACGGATTTGTGCCCTGAGGCCATATTATATACATCGAACTTTTCGCAAATATTTCAAAGAACTTATCAGTAGCGAGAGCAGGATTCGAACCTGCGTCCTCGGGTTATGAGCCCGCCGAGAAAACCATCTTCTCCATCTCGCAATATAGTTGACTTGTCAGTACTCGAAGCTGACCCCTGCGTCCCCTTTCCCCGCCCTCATGTGGACTGTCAGTACTCCGTTCTGCTGTGCACCCCTACACCATAGCCAATCGGTAGTTTCGAACCTACCAGTCTCAAGTTAATTACTCTTGAGGTTTGTAGCGATAGAGGGATTCGAACCTTTGAAAGAATCTCATGAAATCCTTTCCTCTGCTCCGATGCTCATGACTGCAATCGGATCTCCAAGATATCGCCATTTAGTAGCGGGGGCAGGACTCGAACCTGCGACCTCTGGGTTATGAGCCCAGCGAGCTACCAACCGCTCCACCCCACAATGTGCGGTCCTAGCGGGACTCGAACCCGCGATCTCCGCCGTGACAGGGCGGCGTCCACTCCAACTGGACTGTAGGACCTTAATTGGTAGTCCCTAGGGGAATCGAACCCCTCTTTCTAGGATGAAAACCTAACGTCCTAACCGATAGACGAAGGGACCGTAATTTCAAAGAGCGTATAAAACAAAAAAACCTCTGAGGTTATCAGAGGTTTAAATTATATCGTTATATTAATTTAATTCCTCTGACACTTTCCAATATCCTCAAGACGATCGAGTTGAACCTCTGTTGCGATATTTAGAAATTGTTGCATTGAATTTTTCTTTGTTTTATTTATATACTCCAAATGTACAGAAAAGTTTCTTATTAAAAAAACGATTTCTGATTTTTTTTTACAAATTCCAAGCTGGATTAGCTACAATTAGCATACCTCCTTCAACTCTTGGTATTTGTTTAGTTGAATAAACATCATCATATTGGATTTGATCCGGATAGAACTTTTGTCCTTGGAACATGATGTAATTTTCTTCATCTTTACCTCTGTGACTCCATCCTTGACCTCTCATTTGATCATGAGCAGCATCATCAACAGTAGGTCTACCAAAAAGAGAATCCCAGAATCCTTCGTTGATTTTAGATGTATTATCTTTATATTTCTTTAGATGCTTCATTTCTTTTTTTTTAATATATATATCTGTATATTAAAAAAAGTACAAGAGGCTGGACTTGAACCAGCATGAACTTTCGTTCTCGGGCATGCCACCCTAGCGTCTATCCATCGGACCATAAAAGATCTCGCTTCCGCCACTCTTATATATACAAGAGACAGGATTCGAACCTGCGGTCATCAGGGTATAGGACTATGTTCCACCCTTCAGACTATTCATAGTTAGCATTTCCTCTCTGCCACTCTTGTATTTGTACCCGGAGAGGGACTTGAACCCTCACGACCAATGGCCAACGGATTTTAAGTCCGTCTTGTCTACCTATTCCAACATCCGGGCAGACTTTTGTGGTCCCTCACGGGCTCGAACCGTGGACCTACTGATTATGAGTCAGTTGCTCTAACCTACTGAGCTAAGGGACCTAAGTAGAGACTATGGGAGTCGAACCCATGACCGCATGCGTATAAGGCATGTGCTCTAACCAATTGAGCTAAGTCTCTATGGTCGGAGGGATTTAAAGATGTCATCCTTTAAATTCTTCACTGTTTGACCTTACAGCCTCCGTAGTCGGGATACCAGGACTCGAACCTGGGGCCTCCTGGTCCCAAACCAGGCGATCTACCAACTGATCTACATCCCGAAATTGTATGTCTTTAAGTATCACCAGAACATACAAACTGTGCCAACCAACGATTTGGAGAATAAGTGTGCATATCATTAAAGAATACCGAGATATCCTACCTGTCTACGGTGTAGAGGCCTATTCCATCTTCGATCCATACCCAGCGCTAGATAGAGGGATTTGTGTGATCCGAGCAGGATTCGAACCTGCGACCTACTGCTTAGAAGGCAGTTGCTCTATCCAGCTGAGCTATCGGACCAATTGGCGGAGAGGGAGGGATTCGAACCCCCGGTAACTTTCGCTACGCCGGTTTTCAAGACCGGTGCATTAAACCAGCTCTGCCACCTCTCCAATTCATCATTATTTCAAAGACCATAAAAAAACCGGGACTTTTAAAGGTCCCGGTTTTAGTTTAGTATATATTGAAAACTAACACAGGACCTTTAGAGATCGTCTTATCGACGGTCTTGATATTAAAGGTAATATGTTGTTTAGGTTTTTCATATATCTGTTATATATCGTTCCTTTTGTTTTGTTTCACAAATATAGATCTTTTTATTTGATAAAAAAAATGATTCTCTGAAATTATTTATCTTTTTTTCCAAATACTGAGCTCCATATATGTTTGCTCTTATCTGCTATTATTTTTCCGGTAGGAGCTATTCTATCCTGTGCAGCTTTAAGAGCATCTGCAGAGTCCTTATTTAATCTAGCCCCAAATATTGTAGATTTTCTTATTCCTTTATCTATAATGTTTGATAATTTTTCCATTCCGTCCTCTATAGTTTTAACAATAGGAACTTTTAAATTCTCGAGTGTATTAGAACAAACTTTATAAAAGTCTTCGATATTCTGTCCAACCTTTACTGATTTTAGATTTAGGTCCTTCGCAGTTTTATAAATACAATCTTCTAAAAAATTGGGTATAGTTTTAAAGGAAGTTGGCGAGGATTTATAAGCAGCAACAGTTAAAATAGAAACTGCTTCTGAAGCTTTAGGTGAAGAATCTGCTAATGTGTATAATTCCTTCATTACTTTCTTAAATAATCCAGCGGGATCTTCTTTCATATTGTTGAAAGGCTCTGCTCCTTTATTGTTGAAATAGATATTCATTCTATTGAAGGTATATCCTACACTAACCCCAGCAGTTATAGAACCCTCATTTAAATAAGAGAATATCGAGGAGGTCAAAGAAACTATGCCATTGAAAACTGCTTCTGAAACGATATAAATTCCTTCATCAGTAAAAACTAATGTTTTATCTTTCTTAGATGCAATTTTACTTAACACATCTCCATATTCTTTATTTTTTTCTGCCACATTCTTAGCATAAGCTTCCATCCCACTTCCTACACAAAAAAATGTATATTGATTTTTATTAATAGTAAGGCTTCTTAAATCTTTTATTGTTCTGAAGACAAGTTTATTGTCCATATCAAAAAGATTCTTTTTATTCTCTGGTTTATTCTCTTCTTCGAATAAAACAAAATCATTAAAGTTTAACAGGTTATCCATTTAATTAAATTACGTAAAATAGAACTTTATGAAGGTCAGGAATATAAATTCTTTTAAATTTACCTAGATATCCTGATATATCCTCTGCATTTTCTTCGTCCTCTAAATCTGATACAATGTAAAATGCGGAGGAATCAATAAAATCTTGTGCTTTAGAATCATAAAAAAATATATCATCGGATTCTGCATCCTCTGATTCTTCTTCGTATGATGATTCATCATCGAGTCCTATGCAATCACACAATTCTGGTTCTTCGTATTTAAATTCATCGTACCCAGAATAGATCTTAATAGACATTTTATCCCTCTATAAGAACTTTTTTAAGTTCATACGCTCCAGCGGTTTCTGGTATTTCGTCGTAATATCCAACGAAAGAATATTCTTTTCCGTCAGAGCTTGAATCTGGTATCATCTCGATAGAGCTGATCATTTTTTTACCTACGTATTCAGGATCTACTGCATGACCTATTGTAGCAGTAACTTCCTCTCCGTCAAGATTAACAAATTTTACTATATAGTCACCCTCCTCCTCTTCTTTTGTTGGAATAAAGTCTACAGACTCGGTTTCAAAATTACCGGTTCCTTCCATAGGAATCTCTCTTCCTACTTGTGGTTCAACTTCACCGACAAAGTTCTCGTATATTCTAAGGTATTTCATCTTTTTATATTATATATCTTTTTATCTGCCCTGAGATTTATAAGCCTTTTTATAGTGCTTAGCTTTTTTACTTACACTTGTTTTACACTTAGAGTGTATGCCTGGTCTTTTCTTTTTAGCCTTTCTTATGTGGCTTTTTGATGAGTCTGAGGATTTAGGTTTTGCCATTACTTAGATTTTATTTTATCTTTTGATCCTATTGAGGATTCAAATATTACTCTTTGAATAATATCGTAAAATTTCTTTTTTCTTATTGGATCATCAGATATGGAACTGTTAACAACAAAAAGCTTTATGTCGTTTCTTGTTTTTTCTGATAGTATATCCAAAACCTTAATTTGATCTTCCATATTTTAAAATATTTTATATAGATCCTATGTAGCCTCTCTGGTTAAACATATTTTGATTTACCCTTATTGTTGATCCATCCTCTACAGATCTTAATAGTAAGGAATATTCATCTACTCTATCTACAATAAAAGGTCCTCCTAAATAAGTTAATTTGTCGCCAATTTTAAGGTTTGTTAATGGAAATGACTCACCATATTTTTTTATCGGCTCATTTCTTTCCATATCTATAACATTGTAACTTTCGAATGTCTTTATATTTTTCATATAAGTATTTATCCTATTTGTAGAAAAAAACACAAAAAAAATCCCTATTTCTAGGGATTTAAATTTATTGGTTTAATTATATGATTAAGATTCTATAGAATCCCAAGCTTCAATGATTGCGTTAGCAAATATTGGCTCCTTACCCGTCCATCCGGCAAGTATTGCTCCTCTATATAAATTTTCAGGTAAAACTGAATTATTATATCCTGCTACTTGTACGGAGAAAACATTAACCCTAGGATTTACAGTTCTTCTATACTCTTGTACCATTGCTAATACGTCTACGTGGGTATCTCCCTTACTACCGAAACCATAAGGAGAACTTCCTACTGTATGACGGTGTCCGTATAATCCTCCGTGACCTGCCTGCATATCTGAGTATATAAAAACCGTATCGTAATGAGTTTTATTTTTTATTGCTTCATCCCAGAATATCCAAATACCATTTTCTGTTCCCCCACCTTGTTTTCTTCCTCTTTCAGAAGTTTCTTTTAATTGTGTTAGAAGACCATTTCTTTTGGATACTGGCTGTAATGATAATTCGTCACCAAATACTCCAACTATACCTTCATCAGATTGTAGAGCAGTAATAAGAGATGATAAGTTAGCAATCTCAGCTACTGTCACTGTTCCATACTCACTATTACATGTACCCCATGCAGATCCAGAATTGTCAGATAAACAAGCCACTCTTCCTTTTAATTTTGGCATATTTTCTACAGATTGATCTATACACTCCTCAAGGGTATCTAAGATAGCTTGCTTGTTGTGTACATCTGAACTTTGTATTGCTTTATAAGCAGACCAATATCTGAAAGGGAATTGTTTACCCTTTTCTACACCACCCTTTAATTGTGCTAATATTCTAGCAGCTATTGTTCTATCTTCAATCTCTGTGAATATACCTCTAAGATTTCTTAGAAGAGCCATATGAGGAATAAGAATAGTGTCTGTTATTTCTTTCCAAGTTTTACCCTCAGATCTTAAAGACTCCCAAGTTTTCTCTGATTCTTTAACCTCGAGCTTTCCTGTTCTCATTAGCTCACTAATATCATCATTAGAAGCATGTGAGATACGAACAAGGTCAATAAGCTTTTTACCCTTATATTTGTTTAATTGGTATCTGCTAAACTCCTCTAATCGTTCAGCCCATGTTCTTTTAACAAGGGAGGGCAGCTTCGATTTGCTCTTGTTCTTGAACATATAGTATTCAAATTGATTAGTTAAATCGTCAGGCCTTTCAGCAATTTTCTTCCCGATGGATTTCATATATCCTGGAACCATCTCGTTGAATTCGATCCTATTTGGATGTTGTGAAGCTCTTACAAATATAACAGAAGGATTAAGTCTCATGAAGAATTTAGTTCTTAACTCTAAAGCAAGATCCAAAGTTCCTTTGAAATCGTAATCCAGAGAAGAGTCTATGGCTTTTTCAAAAATATCAACAGCACTTTCACCAGATTCAAACATTTCGTGAAATATAGAATACTTAGTTAGTGTATGTAGATTACTAGGTGAATTTAATCCGTCTCTATAATACTGGGGCTCTCCAAATATAGAAGAAGCAGCTATGATCCTAAGAGTATCTAGCGGATTAATCGTATACGATGTTCCACCCATGAAGTTCTCTACTGCAAAAGCACCGTACGTAGAATTTTGTACAATTGCCATTGCTGTTTTTTTGTCTGCAAATTCACTTAATCTTGACATATATCTATTTTTAATAATTACACAATAAAAAAGGGGTTCAGTCGCTTAGCGTCCAAACCCCTTAAAGTTATATTCTGAGAATTTTTGATTCGTGGATTTTTTTTGGTGTCTAACAATCATTTCGAAGTATCCCCCAATCCCGCTTCAGAATAAAATTTAAAATCCGAGAATATTAAACGAGGGGTTTTTTTCGTTTTTCTATAATTTGAAGTATCCCTCATTCCCGCTTCGGAGTTTATTTTTATAATAATACTTTCTTGAGAAATCTTTAAAGAGTGGTCCCTCATTACGTGAGGTAATCGTTCCCGAATTTCTAGTCAGGTGAATTAAACCGGATATCTACCTTTAGTTCCATTTCTGGCGCTTTCAGATTAATAAAGTAATTAGCCTTTATTTAGATTGGATCTTGAGATCCAATCCTATCGCTGTATAATTGATCTTATTGAAGTAACCCTTTAAACCGCTTCAAGAAAATAAGTATGTTAAAGAACGTTTTATTAATATATTGCAAATTTAGATAAAGTTTCAATTTAAAACCAGATGTTCTTCAAGAAATTTTTTAATTTGTTCATCATTTTTTACTCCGGAGAATCTAGCTATCTCGTTTTCCCCCTGTATAAGTACACAAGTTGGTATATTTCTTATGTTAAATTTCTTTGCTCCTACTTCTGCTTCACTAATATCAGCTTTTACTATTTTTACTGATTCACCTAATTCTTTTTCTATTTTCTCAAGAGTTGGTTTGATTATCTTGCATGGTCCACACCAATCTGCAGAAAAAAGGACTAGAGTTTTGTCTCCGCTTTTAATTGATTCGTTTAACTGTTCATCGTTAATAATTTTCATGTGATTTGATTATTTGATATGGTATATAACCATTAGAACACAATAAATCCCACCAAAAAGACGGGATTTATTTATGATTTAAATTTCGGAAGAAACTGGACCTTGATCCTTATTTTCTTCTTCTTTTTCTAGGGTCACCCCTTCCTTTTTTTCTTGATTCTCAGATTTATCCTCCTCTGATAAAACTGGTCCCTCTTTTATATTTTCAGATGATATAACATTCATTTTTTTTATAAATTCCGGAGATATTAACAATTCACCTCCATCTTCTCTAGTTTCTGGTATTTCCTTAGGACCTTCTTGAGCTATTTTTTGCTGTTCCTGGATCATTTCCATGATCTTTTTCATTTGGGTCTTAGACATACCCTTTGGTTTCGGCTTATACTTTACCGGTTTACCATTTTTCTTTCTTACTCGACTTTTAGTAGCCATATTTTTTTATTTATCATAGATTTATAAATATCTATAGTTTCGTAAAAATTGGATTTTCTTAGATAATTTTTAATCCCTTCCAAGTGCTTTCCCAGCTTTCTGATGAGTTACATCTGAGTATATCTTCGTCTCGTTTAAAGTGTATATAATCACTTTCAAACACATCATTAACTAATACCTTAGGTATATCGATTAAATCAGCTATAAAGTCACCGTATTGCTCCATATCAGAAGGCTTCTCACCTTCGGTTCTTATAAATATTCCGGATAAATTGTGGGAATATCCATTAACAATATCCTCGACATATATTCTGTTCGCTGTCTTTACTTTATCTAATTGTGGATTTACTGATTTCTCTAATATTCTATCATTTACGAACCACCAAGAATCAGTTGTTTCTTCGTGTATATAAACACCTATCTTTTGAGATATTAATCTTAAAAATGATGCTTGTAAATTGGAGGGATGATAAAAAGTATCTATAAAGTCACCTTTACTCTTAGTTTCCCTTTTGTATTTTCCCTCATATACGAATTTAGGATTTCTTTCAGAATCTAATAATATTGCATCGATATCAAATAAGCAGAAATTACTAGGAAGATATGATCTATGACCCTCCGAAAAGATATTAGATATTCCCCAATTTCTATTTTTTGACATAAAATTTATATCAAAATTAATGAATTTGTTTCGTATATTAGTAATTGTTAGGAAGAATTCCAGCTTCGTATTGAGATTTTCCATTTTTTAATAGATACTCCAATTGTATCCATTGTTTATTGGAAAGATATCTCTTATCCTTAGCCTGATTCCATAGTTTAAGAAAGAACTGATTAAATCTATATTTTTGAGGTAACCAGTCCCACAATTTTTGATAATAAGCTATTTCTGAATCAGTGAATTCTTTCCTAGCGGGGAATGAACTAAAATTTTCGTATATCTCTATATGTTTCATTAAAGTATATATTCTAAAATCTTCAGATATATAAGTTATGGTTGCAGATCAAACACAAGGATTAATAGAATATCTTTCTGGAAAAAAGAAAGTTCTATTTTTGACTACGTCTAATAGATGGGAAGGGAGCAAAGAAATCCCTAAATCCACATTATTAGCAATGGACATTAAATCTAAACTAGAAGAAAGAACTGAGGTTACTCTCTTAGAAATACCTAAGTTAAAAATATATCCATGTGAAGGAAACGTATCTGGTGTAGATGGAAACAATTGTGGGATTAAAGATTCATTACTAAAAGATGCTGAGAAAGATCCTTCAGGAAATCATAGATGTTGGGCTTCTATTAATAATAAGGATGATGAATTATGGAAAGTTTCCAAAGAGCTTTTCGAATCTGATGCTGTGATTTTCTTTATAAGCGTAAGATGGGGACAAGCTAATGCTTTTTATCAAAAACTTATAGAAAGACTTAATTGGATAGAAAATAGACATACGACATTAGGGGAGGATAATATAGTTGCTAATATAGATGCTGGTTGTGTTATAATAGGACAAAACTGGAATGGTGAACAAGTTTTAGAAACACAAAAACAGGTATACGAATTTTACGGATTCAATGTTCCTGATGAAATTTGTTTTTATTGGCAATACACGCAGGATTCTAATGATGAAACACAGGAATCTTATAAAGATGCACCTAAAACTTTCGGTAAAGAATTTGAAATCTCTATTACCAAATTAAAAGAATCTCTGGTTTTCAGAGGTCTTAAAAGATTGTTTGATTTTTAAGAGGGAAACTTAATACCTCCTAATGTTTTCCACACTTCTTCTACTCTAAGTTCAAAAAATGCTATATTTAATTCTGCATTTTCCTCTGTTCTGAAATCCCATTGTATCGCTTCTAATCCTATAATACCTATTCCAGCGTTAAGCTGAACTTCAAAAGAGAATTCGAAAATCTCAGGATTTGGTACTATATCTTTTAGATCATAGCAATAACAATAGATGGTGTATTTAAGCCCGTCGCTGTCGTTAAAATCTTTATGATAAGCATCATAACATATTTCTCCTTTTATAGGCTTACCGTCAAATTTTCTATATCCTCTTTCAACAAGTTTTTTTCTGAAACTATCAGAAACAGGAGTTCCTTTTTGCATATTACTAATAGAGAGAAAATCTTCCATCTTCGTATAATACTTCTATAGGTTTATTCTGTATTGAGTATCTTCTGTTTAAAATACTGCAGTTCATGTATATCACACCATCCTCTTCGGATGTTCCATATCCTTCGTGAATATGCCCGAATGCACTAATCTTGGGTTTTACTCTTTGTATTGCCCTATATAGATCCTCACATCCTACATCTTCACCCTCTAATACCATTGACAAATAATTTTGTATATAAGCTGGTGGTCCATGTGTTAATAAAACATCTATGCCCTCCGGTATTTTGTTCCAGTGTTGTTCAATGGAAGATCCACGATACCTATTGAAAGCCCAATTATGAAAATATGGGGTTATTGGCGATCCCCAAAAATTTATTCCTTCTATTTCTATACCACTATCAATTAAACACACAATTCCTCTGGAATCTACCATATTTTTAGCAGTATCATAATATTCTTCAAAAAGAAAATCGTGGTTACCTGGAATCATTATTTTGTGTCTGTGGGGTAATTCAGAAAACCAATCAAGGAAAGATTCTATTTCGCTTTTATATCCTCTACCAGAAACATCACCACAGTGTATAATAAAATCCCCGTCAGGAACATTTATATTCTTGTGTTGATTGTGTGTGTCTGATATAAATACTAGCTTCATAATTATTAATTATTCTTATCCTCTAATATATCTGATATTTCCATATAAGATTTTTTCTTGTAAATCTCCATAAGCATTTCGAATTTCATCGCATCTTCCAATGTTTCTATTTTAATCTCACTTAGGTGATTAATACAAGAGGGTAAAATTATTGAATTTTCCATAAGATTTATTTTTCCATCTTTTTATTCCTAGTATTAGTTTTAGTTTCGGAACAAAATATGTTTATCGGGGTATGAATTTATATGATTGAAGAAATAGAAATGATAAACAAAGTTAATCCGGATCATTTGGAAGAATGGTTAATAAATAATCCTGGTAAAGTTTATAAAAGATCCGTTGAAACTGCTCTATACTTAGCCAAAAATAACGAACTCACCGAAGAATCCTTTATGGAGTTTATGTGGGAGAATGAGGTTTATTCTAAAATATACATGAAAAGAAGTGATATTCCTAAGGCTATGGATAAAGCTATAGAGTATTTTGTTAAAATGGAGTTGTACGAGTACGCTCAAATGGCAAAAGAAGCAAAAGATCACTTCCAAAACATCACCTAATTGATGTTTTTTGATAAAAATAATATAAAAAGCTTCGGTTTTATTTTTTTTATTAACAATAAGATGTTAATTTAGCATTATTAAAGTTATTAAGTTTAACTAAAAACTAAAAAAATGTTACCAAAAGATTCCTCAAAAAACGAGGGAATTAACGTAAGAGACGAAAAAGAATTTAAACTTTGGGTTAAATTCATAGCATCTATTCAAAAAGACGGGGGCAATATAAGTAAGCCTTTAGAGATTCTTTGGAATAGCGTAAAAGAAGAATTTGATTTATTGGATAGAAAATCTAGAAGTAGATCAAGATACACTACTCATAACTAGTCAGTAAATCCTCCGACTTTTATACCCTTAGATAGATCATTAAATGATATTTCTGGATCCTGATCGTCGTGTCCATAATCTAATATGTTTATGACCTCAGTTTTAGAAAATACAGCATCTACCTTTCTTCTATTTTTTATAAATTTAGATACTAGATCATTTATGATGTTGTGTCTTCTTAGATAAGCTATAGGATAAGATGTTTTTGATATTTCATTAACACCAGAGATTAATAAATCCTGGTCTTTAAAAGTTGACCCAGGTTTCATAACTAAAATATAAGGGGTATCAATTAAATCTAATGCGTCCTTAATTGTTTTACCCTCCTCCATTTTTATAGATTCTATTCTAAGAATTCTAGATAATTCAGCAGAAGATTGCGCTGCATATTGATATGACCCGTCTATAGATCCGAAATCTAGAATTAAAACCCTAGTTCCTTTTACTTTTGTTTTTTTTGTTATATCCTCTACAGTTTTTTTAAGATCTCTTACTGAATTTTTGCAAGGGATAACTATAGTTAAAAGAGTGTCTATCATTCTTAAAAATTAAAAAATATGTAGTGTAATGAAAAAGATACAGACCAAACAAATATTATTCTAAATAATCTATTTGCACTTAATGAAATAATAGAAGGAAAAAGTTCTTTCTCCTCTTCAGAATCTATCCTAATTCTATTCCTAGTTATCATTATTATAAAGCTTATTCCTATAATTTGATAATAATGGAATTTTATTAAATAAGGAATTTCATAAAGATTTATAATAGAATATACTGCTAAAGCTTCCAGCATAGATAATGGAAGGGATATCATTAAAGATAAAGCAATCGCCGATGATAATTTTTTTATAAATTCCATATACTATATATTATACTGTGTGTGGTATTCTATGTCTAGCACAAGTTTGTGGGAGTCTTCTATTTTTAAGATAATTATTTATATAACCCATCATATTAGAAGACCCTATAGGATTTGCGCTATGTACCATCACCAGTGGGAGATCTATATCTTTATCCATGCTTTCTTCAACTAACCATTTTACACAATCATATCCAGTTTTTTCTTGTATATTTTCATAATTTAAAATGTAATTTGTTTTTACATTCTTAAAGTATTCCCTTATAGCAGTTTCTCCTAGATCGTGATCTAATGATATCATATAGATATTATCTAAACCTATATCACTAATCTTATCTACAAATTCTTCATAGTTCCTACAAACAATCCAATCCTCCTCTATAGGAGTTCTTACATCGTCTAAGTATATTCTTACTTTTTCCATATTTTCTATTTATCGTTTGGATCCGGTTGTTCGCCAACTATTCTATTTATTCTGTTCCTTCCTTTTTCGCCAATCGGAATTGGGTTCCCTTCCTCGTCGATATGAACAAATGTTATATGTGTTTTTAAAACCAGAACCTGCTTACCTGTATAAACATTATGTGCTCTTGCTTCCATATAGAGAGTTACTGAACAATTACCAACTTTTGTTGGATTGCCATATATTTTTAAAAGCTGACTTTCTCTAGCTGGTTTTTCAAAATTACATTTATCTATGGAAACTGTAACTACTCTAGGACTATCGCAAAGCTGCATACAATATCCCGCTGCTGCAGCATCTATCCATGCTAATAATTTTCCTCCGAAAAGATTGCCATGAAATCCGAGATCCGATTTTTTAATAGGGTGTGTATTTAATAGTTCCATTATTTAACCGACAGGTAGTTTTTACCGTTTATATTTTTTATTATCCAATCTATATCAGGATCCAATGGAATATCAACCTTCATAGATTTCTTTAATTCCTCCTCCTTTTTCAATCTTTCATTCTCCGCTCTTCTTGCAAGAGCTCCCATGGGCTTGGATGTACTTTTTTCTGGTACAAGCGGTGGGTATTTTTTATCCTTCATTGACTAATCTTTCCATTTCTTCCCTGAACATAGGGAATACAAATTCCTCAGCTATTTTATCCCCATATAGACTGTGCATATCTTCGCATAATTGAGCGGTAAGAAAAACATCCTTAGATCCCATTTCTTCCCAATCTATTCTTACATTAACTCCAAGAGCTCCTAATGGAAGAAATTCAGTTGGTTCACTTCTTGACATTTCTTCGTCTAGTATTTTTATTGTAACTCCTTCAATAGTGTTCTGGATAATTTTAATTCCAGATCTGATAACAAGTGAAATTTTTGTATTTTCCATTTTTTTTTATTTTAGTTGATTAAATTATTAATTAGCTTAAATAATTAGACATATTTCTAGCAGCTTCAAAAGCTTCCCCCATATTTTCTATGATCTTTTTACCTCTTAACCTAAATGGTATCACATAAGAAATACCGGACTCATCCATCCATTTCCTATCGAGATCGTCGGATTTTTCATAGAGTTCTTTGAATTTTGACTCCCAATCGTTCCATTGTTCTTCTTCGTAGTCTTCTTTAACAGGATTATATTTTTGATCGAATAATCTATCACCAATTCTAAACATATTTCCACCTCTGTGTGTATACCCAAACATCCCCTCTGCAACTGGATTATTTGTTCCATATGTTTCAGGAATAATAACAGCAGCTACTCCACGCGGGTAATCTTCATCAACCATCATTTGATTTTTAACATACCATTTAGCTTCTTTTATACTTCCGATGTATGTTCCATCTGGTGATAAAAATGAATTTTCTAAGGTGTGTTCGTTATTAGGTCCAAATGTGTGTGTCCCGATTTTTCCCCCGGTCAATCTTTCGATTTCTTGGATTTCCTCTTTTGTTATTTCTTCTTTCATATTTTATTGTTTATTATCCTTCATTGTAAAGTAAACCAAATTGTAATCTTTCACTTTTACAAATTCCGAATCTATTGTTTTAGATCCATATGAGTACATTTCAACTTGTCTTTTAACTTTATCTACAAATTCTAATAAGTTTTGTTTTCCTACATTAGAGTACTCAAATACAACATGATCCGTAGATATACACTTTCCAGTGTTGAATAATTGTTCAACTACATGCTGAACAATTCTAGTGGTTCTTCCTGTTTGCCTCATATATTTAATTTAAAAATGCGTTCCATTGGTTAAGCTTACACCATGTCTAAAGCCCATTATAAAGCAATTTATTTCATCCTCTGACATATCTTTTATTAGGTTACCTAAAGAGAATCCTATTTCGTTGCCTATATCTGAGAGATCTCCATTATCATATTTTAAATTTGATAAATGTTCCGATATTCCCTTAGATATCTCAGTAAATTTTATTTCACGGTCATTAGTATCCATATTATCGCTAGTCCAGTAAGAATTGTGATCGCTTAAATGCTGGGTTTTTTGTAGAATTGGAGTTAGTACATTTTTCATCCATTCTTCATAGCTGTAATTAGAATCTGGATTTCTTTTAAGATAATTCTTGTATTGAATCTGAAGTCTCGCCATTTTTTTCGAAATATTCTTTTACGTTATTTTCATATGGTTTATTCATTTCTTCTAAAAGATCTGCAACCATTCTTAATGAATAAGAAGTCCATAATCCGTTTGGTGCTGTGACGTAGTCAAAATAATAAAAGCCATCCACATCCATAATAAAATGACCTAGGAGGCGATTTCCGAATAATACTCTATGATTAGATTTATTTATTTCTTCTGTTCTTAGAGTATTCATATTTAATCAGTTATGTAAGATAAACCCCATTTTTTTGCCACTTCAGTAAATTGGGATTTAACAAATTCATCAGTTGATTTCCAATCACCAAAATCTTTCTCTCTTTCCCACCATAGACCTCTTATCTCTGATAATGAATTTATCTCATCTAGAAAAGATTTAGCATATCCTTTATTAGCTTCATTTAAATTAAGAAGCATCCTTGAATATTCTAAGATATGTACGGAAGAACTTAAATCTTCTTTTGTTACTTCACATTCTATAATAGTTCTATTCTGTGAAGTTCTTAAATAGTGGATCATATTATTATATTTTTAGTTAGACAATGGTGCTTTAATATGAGGATGTGATTCATATTTTTCAACTGTAAAATCTGTATTATCCAAATGAGTAAATAAAGACGAATCTTCGGATAATGATTTATAAAAATCATCAGTCTTCATATGTTTCAATTCTGGCAAATGGTACGGCTCTCTCGTTTTATTTGGAACATTTGCTTTATCTAGATACATTATTTTTTGAGCAATCTCAAAAGTATCAAAATGATCAACAACATCTCTATTTGGTTTATTTGTATGAAACCAATGGTCAATTCTTTCTTCTACTTTCAAATTTCTACCAATTTGTTCTTTGGCTTGTTCGACGTGATTCAAATACAAATGTGTATCTCCTAAGTTTCCAATCAATTCATCCGGAACCATATTAACTGTCTTTGCAATGATTTCTAAGAGCAATCCATAAGATGCTATATTAAATGGCAAACCTAAGAACGTGTCAACTGATCTCTGATTCCAGCTTAAAGATATTGCCCGTTTAGGAATACCATCTCCGTCGAAATCTAAATTATCCATCG